CGCAGCGGGGAAACAGACGTCTTTTCTTCGTGGCGATGGAACATGGGTCGTACCTACCAATACCACATACGGATTGGCCTCTACTACAGCTAACGGCTTGTTGAGACAGCTTAATGGTAGTACATCCAGTTTCATGCGTGGAGATGGCACTTGGGCCACACCTCCTAACACGACATACGCCGTAGCCGACGAATCCACTAATGGATTGATGGCGGCCGCCGATAAGAAGACCGTGAACAGGCTTATAGGAGTTAATACGGTCACGACATTAGCCAACCTGCCTATTAGCAAGAGAAGTATCACGGCTACGTTATCAGCCGCTACCACCCTATCCGTGCAGTCAGGCATGCAGATAGGAGAGGAGCTGATGATCAGATGCGTCCCGTCGGCAGTGTTTACACAGGCTATACCAAACTCTGGAGCTTATGTAAGCATGAGTGGTACTTCTATAACCACTACGGCTAACAAGCCTTTCGAGATAAATATCTGGTGTTACGCTTCAGGTAAGTATAGCATCGCCGTTAAAGAACAAGATTAAAGAATAGATTATGGCATATACATATATAAACAGGGAAATATATCCCAATATGTTGGTTTTAGACGAACCTCTTGATGATAATTACGCTAAGGGTAATAGCTATGATGATTATATTAATGGCAATCCGATTCCATGGATAGAGCTGGGAGAGGAGCAATTGGCGTTCAAGGAAGCTAATCCTAAAGCCACGGTTAAGGAGATCATTGAGGCTAGGTTAGATGAGTCGAGGATTCTTAACGAGGAGAAATCGGCTAAATATGAGGAGCTGAGATCTTATGAGACTGAAAATCTCCATGAGTTTTTCTTGGATGATCAAGATATTTATATTCCTGAATATGACAGACGTAACGCTTTGGCTGATGGGGCTATAGTCGGTAAGATAACGATTATGGGCATGGAGTTCGATATGACGGAAGGCAAGATCTTGATCGGGATGATGGATAAGTACGATAACGATCTGACAACGGCGTTAGGGGACAAGCAAAAGCAGATCAGTATAGCCACTACCGTAGAACAGGTGAGAGCTGTCGATGTTCAGTCCGGCTATCCTGATAAGGTAAGTGTTACCACGGCGTACATCCAGCAACAGGCGAAGGAGAAGGATGCTCTCGATCCTCAAAAAGTAGCTGTCGAGTTTTCTAGGATGTTGGTTAATGACAAATCTTTATCCTTATCATCCAACGAGAAATTGGATGTTAAGGCCCTATTTCCTATATGGGGACAAGAAGGAGCGGAGTTCGGGCTATCCGTGGATACCGGATTTTGTCTTAGGGTAGTTAAGGAGGATACGGATATCCTTTACGAGGTTATCCAGCCTCATACGTTATCGTCAGAATGGGAGCCTGGACTCAGTACGGCCTCCTTATATAAGGTTGTTGACAAGGAGCATGCCGGGACTATAGGTGATCCTATCCCTTATTTCCCTCCTATGGAGATATTTAAGGATAAATATTACATTCAGAACGCTGACGTGTATAAATGCACAAGGGATAGTGGAACTCCTCTTAGTCATAATTTAAAGGACTTAGTAGGGTTGTATGTTGAGGTTGTACAGGGCTAGTCGTATCTACCCCCCCCCTATATTTGGCTTGTGATATGATACAAGTTATTTTTGGCATAATAAAATGACATTTATAAATAAATAGATTATGGCTTCACAAAAATTTGGTTTCGTAACCGTCGACCCGGTATCAGGATCAGGAGATCAGGCGGTTAATTTCTCCGGTGAGAAACACACCGGTCGTCTTCAACGCACTATCAACCTTACGGTCACCACGAACGGTGGGGCTAAGAAGGCGTTGGTAGTTAATCAGGCAGCGGCTGCTGAGGTGGTAAGATCAGACAACCCTAACGCTTCCGTACAAAAGACAGGTGGTAATGTTACCATCACCGGTAAGTCTAACAGTACTAAGCTTACATTTTCGGTCACGCCGGCTGAGGAGAACGGGCTTACGTTACAGCTCCCGGCTAACTACACGGCGGCTGGAAAGACTACGGCTAACGGAGCGGTTATCGCCGACGATCCCGGAGCCGATGGCGAGTTCGTTTGGAGCATCACGATCTCGAACGTACCGGCCAACGTCACGATCGATGAACTGACGGCTACATTGAAAGTAACCGCCGCTGGTGGTCAGACAGCCAACGTGACGGTAACGCAAGCCGCTGGAGACTCTACTATCGAGCTTGACAAGGAGACTATTAACTTGGATGTAAATGGTACTCAACAGACGGTTAACGTAACATCTAATGACAGCTGGACATGGGCGCAAGTAGCCGCCAGAACCGTGTTGAGGATGATGAGACGATAACAGTTGGGAGATAATGGTATCGAACCCCAATTGGATAAATCCGGTTGGGGTTTATTTGTTTTGTTATCTTTGCAATAGAACGAAAAAAATGATATATATGGATAATGATTTGAATATTAATTGGAAGGACGGGGTAGGTGAGGTAACGGGCCAGCCTCTGACCGTCAGCCCCGGGTCCGGGACCGGTAGCGCCGCTGTTTCCTTTGGCTCGGTAATGAACAAAGGTCTTGACCGTACTCTTGAGTTGGAGATAACAACCCCCAAAGGCGTTAAGAAGACGCTTACGGTGAATCAGGAGGGATGTAGGCAGGCTTATATCACAAGCGACGGTAAACGGTGGCTGACTAGCGACAATCGGGTGTATGGGGTGTTGAAGAGTGACGCTCCGTGTTAGTGCAACGGTACTTGCCTTATTTCTTATGTTCGCCCTGATGGAAGTATAACGTACACACCTTCCGATGATTGTATAGGCGTTGTCCTTAACGCTCAAGGTAAGAGATTTATGATTGAGAAATATGAGGATCTTAATGAAAGCTATGTAACAGCCGGAGCCGGGAAGGACAGCACTTCCATTTTTTATTGGGGTGGATATGGTACGGATCAGACCGGCATTACAAATTATGACAAAGTAGATGGAAGTGATATTAGAGGTTACCTAAAACCGGAGTCGGGTTCATACAATGGTACCCCCTAACCTTTCGGCAAATATTACTGCCTGGACAAGCGGGGCTTTATCTGATTGGAATGGGAAAGCCAATTCCAATGTATTAAAAGGGGTGACTACCGGTGGTGGGTCTTATACTTCCTATGCGACAATTGGCCATGTGCTTAATACGTTCTTAGCTAGTGCTGACGCTAAAGGATATGATGATTGGTATATCCCATCATGCGCTCAACTTGCGTTAATATTTATGAACTTGACGAGTGTCAATAACGCATTATCGGCTATTGGTGGACAACAACTCAGTCCATCCAAAGCCTATTGGGTTAGCTCAGAGTTTGACTCCAACAGCGGGCATCGCGTGTACTTCAAAGATGGCAGCGTGAACGGCAGCAGTAAGGGCAGCCGTTATAGTGTGCGGTTCATCAGGGACATTTAACCATGGAACTGCTTTGTTTTTACAAAATTTGTAATTACATTTGTGGCGCATGTCCATCACCATGCTTTTCATCGCTAATTTATTATAAAGGGATACAGGTCTGTGATGGGATCGGTATCCCTCTATTTTTTAATATGGAGAAGATAAATGTTTTCGATGTTCAGATTCCTGATGGAAGACAAATCCGTTGTATGTCGTATAATAAGGTTACTTATTTTGATCTTGACGATATATGTAAGTTATGTTTCAGTTCATACGATTTACATGATGTGGCTGATACCAAGGTTATGAGTGAGTTCCTGCACCGTGATGGTGATCGTTATTGGGTTACGGTAGATGGCGTAAGGCAGTTGTATCGTAGAGTTGAGTGTAAGATGTGTTTTGAGGTTATAGAAAAATTAAGGGGATTATGAGAGAAAAGAAATTTGATTTCGTGATATATCCGTTGGATTTGATTATCACGGTTGGATTAGATTATAAGACGTTGTGTGATCGTTTCGAGAATATGGAACCTGAGCATAATGGGGAATGGGGAAATAAGGAGGATATGGACAAGGAAGCGTCTTTTGTGAATTTGGTAAAGGATAGGGATGATGATGGTCGATTCGCTATACTTTGGGACTTTTCGAGCGATGATGATATAACGATAAAAAATACCTGCCATGAGTCATTTCATGTAGCCATGAGTGTATGTCAGTTTTGTAATATGTCGCTTGGATTTAAGGTTGGAGAGGATGAGCACGCAGCGTATATAGCTGGTTTCGCTGGTGGTTGTGCTTATGATTTTCTCTATAGTAATAGTACAGAATAGATATAGATCCATTTGTGAAATATAAGAATATCAGCCTCCGCTTATTTGTGGGGGCTTTTTGTTTATCTTTGTCAAAAACATGAAGTTATGTCAAGTTGCGTAATTAAAAGAAATAGTAAGGGTAAGATAACCCGTGTCTTGACCCCTTCCGGAGAGGTATCTACCTTATTCGATAAGATAGCGGGCATAGCCGCCGTAAGTGACCTTAATAAGGCCGCTGAAGCTTATATGACTATTTATAACGATAAGTTCAGGTCTAAGTTCGGAGACTGGACGAGATCCGTGCCAAGGAATAAGGAGGCGGCCAGATCCATAAGCGCCAGACTTAGCGCCAGCGAGTGGGGGCAACTTATGTCAGCCAAGGTCCTGTCCGCCATAAGCGACATGGATGCCCCAGCGTTGGCCAGAAGCCTTGGGAATAGCGACAATGTCGTGGCTTATCTTACCTCCGGAGAGGTAGGTGATGTCAATGATATGGCTGTGGTAGATACGTCCACGGTACAGGAGGTGGATCTGGATTCCATAAACGAGGATAATATTGGCGATACGATACTGAAAGAGGCGTCATGGGATGATATAAGGGCTATCAGGGAGAATATAGATATTAGGGAGACAGCCCGTATGTTATGGAAGGCCGTGGAAAGCGCTTTTACCGGGCAACGGCCTAATATCAGGGTGAAGGGTGGAAATATAGATGGTGAGATCATATTTTCTGGTAATGTCTTGCCGTTAAATAATATTGAGAATTATACTCCTCCATCTTCAAGACTGGTATATGATTCCGGTGAGCCTCGCCTGTTCTTTAGATCGGATGACGGCAAGATACACGACTCTTACGCCAACGCCATAAAAGGATCGTCCGGTGGGCGGGTCGAGGCCGGGTTCTTGGCCGGCAGTGTCGAGGAGAGCGACGTCCCGTCCGGTACGGCTGACATCTCCTTTGGCTCTTCCTCCATAACCCTCAATAACAGTGAGTCATTTATCCCGATCCTTGGTATTAGCTCAAACTCAGATATAAGTACTCGTGGAGGGTTTATTAATTACCTTATCAAGAAAGGTATGTTGAGTGGGGAACGTATAAGACTAGGGGATAGATATTATCTTACTGGAGCCGGCAATTCTGATGGTCTTAAGATCTATAACGCTATGAATGCCTTATCCAGCCTCAGGAATAGGTTTGGAAGTCAATCCTCTGAGATGAACGTATTGGGTTCTATAGGTTTTGATACGGAGGTAAGTAATGATCTTGATCTTATCACTACGTCCGGGGAGAAGGTTACGGTAAGCAGACCGGAGATCAAGGGTATGTTAAGGCAAGGTAAGTTCGAGGAGCTTAATAATAAGTATGATGGATTCATGGAGCTAGCCTTGTCGTTGATGATGGAGGATAACGCTTTGTACGGGAGTAACGTCCGTGGGGTTATCGAGAATGAGAAGGCGGAAGATCTCCAGAATAGGACTGATATCACCAATATCTTATCCACGTTAGGCATCCGTGTGATGGGTATGTCTGAGTATATGGATAAGTATAAGATGCGTAATGGCGTGGATCCTTCGGCTAGGGCCTTGTCTGACATGGCTAATGGGGTTATCGCTTTGGCTGAGGGGGCTACGGTAGAGGATCTCAATGAGGAGGTGGCTCATTTCTTGATCGATACTTATCGTAACCAGCAGGAGATTGATGAGGTGCTGGATTCTGTTGTTGGTACGTCGTTATGGAATCAGTTCGCTGGTCGTTACTATGAGGTGTATGGAAAGGAATACCAAGGAGAGGAGTTGGATCGGATGGTGAAGCGGGAGATCCTAGGCAAGACGTTGGCCCAGCGGTTCGTGCCGGGCATGGAACAGGCGGTAGAGGATCTGGCCTCGTCTGAGGACGCCCAGCTCTCCTTGTTTGGCAGGATGGTACGAGCTATACGTAATTTCTTCTCTAGCCAAAGATCGGATTTAAATAAGGTACTTGATAGGATAAAGGAGTCGGCGTTAGCTGATGATCCAAGCGCTTTTGACGTGCTTCTGTTAAAGGATAGCGACCATCTCATGTACTCATTATCGGATGTTGACGTGGCTAATAAGTTGATCAAGAACGGGAGGTCATTGGAGAGGCTATACACTAGGTTACAGAGGATGAGGTCAAGCCAGAGCCAGAGGATCGGGGAAAGCATCTCCCTTCTCCGTGATATAGGCGAGAAGGTGAGACAAGTCGGGGGTGAGCTTAGTAAGAACAACAACCTGTTATCCACCAAGAGTGTCATAGCTACAGCCAAGGCCGAGGTAGAGTATTTGGTTACGGTCGCCAGTAGCCTACGTAAGAGCGGAAAAGGATTGGATTATGAGACGATACAGGTTATCGATAACGTATATGGGGAGATAGTGCCTTTGATCAGGAATCTTCGTGGATTCGTCAATAATCAGGCGGCGGATTATTATGGCGTCAATAAGGTTGGTATGGTAGAGGATATGGATGATATATTACGTATGGCTGAGACATCCATGTCCGATATAAACGCCCTTCGAAGTGATCGTAATGAGGACTGGCTGGATGGACAGCTTCGGATGTTTAATATCCCGAAAAGATATTGGAATGGGATAAAGAAGTTGATAAATAACATCCATAAGGATATCAATGTCATGTCCCGATTCTTTGGCACACTGGAGCATAGTGGTAACGCTATCTTAGGCATGTTAGGGCAACGTCTTGCCAAGGCTTATAACGACGCTCATGTTGAGGGTGTGGCTAATATCAATAAGATGACTAAGATGATGAAAGAGCGTGGATGGGGGATAAAGGATAATGAGGATCTTATACAGAAAATAAACGGTAAGAACTCTGATTACCTTGATTCGTCCCGTGATTTCGCCAAATACGATTTACTGTATCGGACAGAGCAGGCGAAAGCTATTATTTATATATATGATCTTAAAAAGGTTACGGGTAAGACCGAGAAGCAACTTATCGACATGCTTTTATCTGATAAGGGGCTTAAGGTCAAGACTCGTGATAATATCGTAGGATATGATGGGGATAAGCCTATTACGAAGGCCGTGTATCATGTATTCAAACCTACCATCCAGAATTTTGATATCTCGGACATGACGTTCGAGGATCAGCAACGGTATCTGGATACGATAAATAGGTGGTTGGATGAGAACCAAGAGAAACCTATGGTGCAGGCTTATTACGATAAGATCGAGAAAGTTAATAAGAAGGTCGAGGAAAGACTGGGTCGTAGGGTATCGCAAGCCACGTCCGATTTCATGACCCGTATCCGTAGAAGCCGGTATGTGGCTATGGATAAGTTTATTAAGAACAAGAAGGTCGATTGGGACGCTTTCCAATCTGACCCTATAGCTTGGAGATCTTATCTGGATATCCTTCGTGATAGGGCTATAGCCAAGAGCGAGTGGTATTCCGACGGGACACCAAAGGAAGCGGGGTCCGAGGCGTTGATGATGTCCGAGGAGATCAAGGCATGGGACGAGGCGTGGGCCGAGGAGTTCGGGAATACCAACGAGGGTCGTAAGGCTTCAGCCGAGTTTAAGGAGATACTGCGTGGGATAGAGCGGTCCGAGGGCGGTAAGGCGGCGTTCGAGTTCCTGCTAGCCGGTGGTCATCTTGGCTTCTCCAAGGATATGTGGGGATCCGAGGAGGGTGATTATTACGAGAATCTGGTTGATAAGATCACGGAGCAATCTGTATCATCATCAAGGATAGAGAAGGTAGAGGAGGCGATGGCAACAATAAATGAGATTAACGATCAGTTAAGACCTTTGCTTATTCAGTACCGGGACAGTACCAGATATGGCGAGTATGATTTCGATCGTCTTCGTGGATCATCGTCATTAAGGAAGATAAACGAGCTATACGACCGTCTGGCCGAGGCCAAGAGTGTTATTAACGCCGCCGCTTCCGCTGAGGATATTGAGATGAATATGCCCGATACGGTGGAGAGTGGCGTTACAGATTCCTACCGTAATGCGTTAAGGGATGCCGTGACATACGACAAGGGAATGGATGAGATTAAATTCGCCAAGGAACATATGTCTGCCCGCTCCCGGAGTCAGGTAGATAGGATGGCCGCCAAGCTGTCACAGAAGAATCCATCATGGACATCCATGGAGACAACGTTCCTTAGAAAAAAATACGGTCCTGATTTCAGTGATAAGCTGGCTAATGATATAGCTATGGGTAAGGCTAATAGTATACTTATTGAGTATGCCAGAACCCGGCTATATCCTTATATGAGAAAATACTCTCCCAAAGGGTATTCTGATTTTGTCAGGAAGATAAATAACGGTACGTATAAGGTGTCGGATTTTTTTGATGCCATGGAAAGCGGTATATCAAAGGAAGAAAGCGTGTCCCGTTTCGGCTTCGATATTAATATGATTGATTTGTCGATCAACAACCAATGGTTAGATGAGGCTGATTTCGAGAGTTCCTTCCGGAATCCTAATTATAATCCCGATCTAGGTTATGGATATCATACGCCTAGATTTGATAAGTACAAGAATGAGGCTTTCTTCAAAAAATACGGTATTACCAAGGAAGGAGAGGAGGCCACGATCAACAAGGATAAGTGGGAGATGAGGAAGGAATTGCTTAACATAAGCCGTAAGGCTATGGAGGATTATGATGAGCGTTTCAGGAATATCTACCAGATACCACAGATATCCAAGGGCGGAGTGGAGAGGATGGTGCAGGCCGGGGTTGACCCGAAGGCGGCCATCGGAAACGCCGTACGTGACATCGTTGGCGAGAGGGTTGATGATCCCATACATGGTCAAGGACAAGACCTAGGAGGGCTTGATGAGAACGATAACAAATATCGCATGATTCCCAAATACTATCTGAGCAAGCTAGAGAATGCCGATGACGTATCCCATGACTTCGCGTACTCCTATTCTATGCTATCCCTTCAGGCGGCATCTTATAAGTATAAGAGAGCTGCTTTGGATGATGTTATGGGATATAGGAATATGATGCTTGAGACACAATATGATGGGGGAAAGAATCCAGAAGCCACTCATGCCTACAGGATGTTTCAGGACTGGGTTAACGCCAGTATCTATGACGTTAGGATAAACAATAAGCGGACTGAATGGGATATAGGCAATTATAAGGTCGATCTTAATAAGCTGGCCCTTATGTTTACCAAATTTGTGTCCAAATCCAACTTAGGCTTCTCCCCGTTCGTGGCGGCTACCGGTGCCCTTACCGGGCAGGCCAACTTCCTTTTGGAAGGTATGGTAGGACAGTACATAAGCAAGGACTCCATGAAATACGCTTATGGAGAAGCCCAGAAGCAGTTAAGCACGTACGTGTCTGAGATCGGGGACATAAATCGTACCAATAAGTTATATGTTGTCGGTGAGGCCCTAGGTGTGTTTAATGTCCGCAACCGTGTACGATCGGCGGCATATAACAAGATCTGGAGAACCTTATTCCGGGATCTGCCATTTAAGATGATGGAGGTTTTGAACTCTCCTTTGGACCCGCAGGTTATTATCTCGGTAATGGATGACACTCGCCTGTATGAGGGTCAGTTCTGGTCATATTCTAATTTCAAGGAGATGATGATGAAGGACAGGAATATGTCCGCTAATGAGGCTAAACGTAATTGGGAGCGTTTAAGGGATTATTCCATATGGAACTTAGTAAATGTCAAGGACGGGAAGATCGTGGCTAAAAACGAGGCTAATAAGGATATTATAGACCGATACATACCTACATTGTCCAGCAGGGTCAGGAGTATGGTGCAGATATGCGACGGCGCCCTTAACGAACAGAACCGGGTGGGGGCTAGCCGGAACGCTATCCTTAACATGGTGCTCCCTCATCGTGGATGGTTTATACTTGCCATTCAACGGGCATACAAAAAAGCCGGGTTTAACTTCCAGACCAACCAGTTCGAGGAGGGATATATGAGAACGTTATGGAGATTCGCCGGAGATATCTATAATATGATGTCAGAAGGCAGGATGAAGGAAATACATGACGTGCTGAAAGAATATCATAGTCTTAATCCTTATGAGCGGACCAATATCAAGCGATCGCTTATCAATATGGCAGTATTCGCTACGATGATAGCCATAGGAAGGGCTTTGATGGGATATAGGGAGGATAATGAGGATAGCTGGTTCGGGCAGTTCATTACCTATATCGGGTTCAGGACGATCAATGAGATCGCTTCCCAGACATCCCCGTTCATGGAGCTTAACGCCATAGATATGCTGCAAGATCCGCTGGTTACGGCCCGGAAGTTAGGCGATCTCACCGATCCCCGGAACTGGGACCCGTTCGCTACTGTCCAGACCGGTGTGTACAAGGGCGAGAGTAAGTTGTGGAGACAGCTCATGAAGTTCTCGTTTGGTAAGCAATGGTATAATATCAAGACGGCTAGGGATATTAAGCAGACATCCGACTACTGGTTGATGACCAACGGCATGACGATGGGATTCTTCTTAGGAGGCAGGGATAAGGATGAGTCCGGGGAGGACGCTAATTGGTATTTTGACAGGGGAAGATAACTGATATGGTATGACAAAAAAAATAGCCGGTCAATTGTTTAAAACAATTTGATTGGCTATTTTTGTATTCCCATCTATCCATCCCGGACGGATGGGAATAGGTAATTATTTTATGAATACAAATGTAGATCTTTTTCATGATTCCACGAACAATAGTAATGGAATTTTGACGTCCGAATCCAACGAAATGGATTTAAATACATTAATACCGGTAGTAGATAATAATAATCATAAGGTTGTAGACGCCAGGCTTCTTCATGCGTTTCTTCAAATAAGAAGAGATTTTACATCATGGATAAAAGATCGTATATCAAAATACGGTTTTATTGAAAATCAGGACTTTGTATTGATAAAATATGATTATTTAGGTAACTTACTGAATGACAGACTCCCCCATTTTGGTGAGTCTGATACTCAGGTAGTTGCAAAGACTGATTACCTGCTATTGATGGATATGGCCAAAGAGCTATGTATGGTAGAGAATAATGATAAAGGGAAGAAAGCTAGAAGGTATTTTATCGAGAAAGAAAAAGAATTAAAGAAGTTGGAAAAGTCGAATAATGATCAAGTAAGTCATTTGCGTATTCCCGACTTTTCCAATCCAGCGGAAGCTGCAAGGGCATGGGCTGATGAGTATGAGGCCAAGGTGAAGGCCGAGAAGGAAGCTATGTTGGCACTAGAAGCCAAGAACAAGGTCGAGGAGGAAAAGAAGATTGTCCAAGCCGAATTAAATACGGCTATAGATACGATAAAGGAGAATGAACCGGTAATTGATATGTTTAAAAGGTCTATTCCAAGAGAAGGTGTCCTTATCCGTGAATCATCAAAATATTTTGAGCAATTTGGCTATTATATCGGGATTAAGAACATGTATCCGTTATTACAGGAATTAAAATATGTTTTTAGGAATGAGAGAGGTAGGATAGAGGCATATCAGTCCGCTCGTAATTCTGGATTAGTTACATATGGATCTGATCCTGGTGATGAATATTGGGAGGCTAAGGCCGTGACTGTTATGATAACATTAAAGGGATTTGTTAAACTGGAAGAATTGTCAAGAAAAAAAAGGAGCGTTTTTGAGAAATATGGTCGGTTCACGATATGATGCCCCTCACTGCGATTATTCTGATAAAGGCAAGGCTATTAGAGCGCTTACTGGCGATAATAGGTTCACTAAAGATATTGATTATAAAGTTTTTACCCAAAATGGTAAAAACCCTACTGAGGGAAGATCAACAATTGTATATACGATAACTGCATTTTGCGTGGAATGTTTGATAACAAGGAAAGAAAGATGAGTATAAATAAATAGTTATACCGTTGATAATTAATGTAATCCAAAAATGGATTTACATAATAAGAGAAGGATAGGCGATTATCATCCTATCCTTCTTATTTTCGTTGTCGGTTATTATATTTATACACAAAATCATCCACATCCATATACTCACACCCGAAGTTTTCCGCCGTCTTCTTATCGGAGTCGGAGAACTGCCCTTCTTTTCCGGAAGCGTCCCCGATCATCATGATAGTATCGTATATGATCTTATTTTCCTCATCTACATTATCATTTATGAATTTGATATAATCCATATACTGGTCTATCATCCCCGTATTTGGTTTCCTATTGATGTTATCTTTATCATTGTTGTCGCAATAAAAGTTGTATACGGATATATTGGTATAATCCTTCAATGCGCTTGATATATAATCGAATTTATATTCAAACATCTCTTTGTCTACGAAGCCTTTTTCTATACCTCCCTGATTTGATATGATTAGTATATCATCAGGAGCGTAATTTTTGATAGCCTCAAATACGTAGAGTTTGATTTTCATATCCCATATACCTTTAGGGAATGTATCTCCTGACAATGTTTCAATCAGTGTCCCATCTAAATCTGTTATTAACAATTTATATTTTTTTCATGATTCAAAATTTAAATGATATATAATTACCTTACTTTATTCATATACTACTCGTCCCATTGCTCCTAATAGCTCTTTATCATCCTGCTCCTTTACCTCTACATAATAATATCCCTTGAAACAAAATTTCTTTTGATCGGGATCTGACAAGAACTTTTTATATTCCTCGAATCCTTCATCTGAAAGATGATAAGCTCTTCTTTTTTGTTGAAGTAATTCATCTGATTCTAATATCTGTTTTTTAGTAGCCATAATATCTGTTTTTTGGATGTGGTATAAATGATTAATCTTTAGGAATAAACCCAACAGCCTTTTCGGTAGAAGCTCTTTGTTTTATAAAACATTCAGCTTCTTCCCATGAGGTTGCCCATATTTCACCGGCATACTTTTTGCCATTGATTTGATACTCTGTTACAAATTTCTTTTCTTCTTTTTTCATGTTTGTAATTTTTAAAAGTTAATAAAACTAAGGTTTTAGACAATGAGGCATTATATCCATTTTACGAAGTTTATTATCTTCTGTTTATAAAATTCAATGTCCACATGAGGAAGTCCCTCGATGACGGATTTAAGAGATATAGGATCGTCCTCCCACTTCAAGTCCCTACCTGTTAATCTACGGATAGTACCTTTTGGGAGTACGATCGCCGAATTATGATCCTCGACGGAAAAATACTCATCGTCATGCGCCGATCTCTCATCCGTCCATATCTCTCCTTGCCGAGCGGGGGTGTTGTCAAGAATAATCTCATCACCATTCTTGTTCACAGCTAAAAATACTATTATTTGTTCTCCTATTTTCATAAATTATAATTTGTTTACCAATCTCCTCCATCATTACCTATTCCTGAGATTGTAGTTATAATATTATCTGGATTTGTACCTGCGTTAGGAAGCATCTCAGGTATAGGATTGTCTTCCCTATCACCATGCATCATGACGGTAAGAACCCCACTAGCGGAATACAACCAGAGACGTTTGCCGTCCTTCTCCCATTTCTTCGCTAATCTATTTAATGATTCAATCAGCTTACATTCTCCCGGGGTGCATTCGATCCCCGCATCAGTAAAATATTTCATTCCCATATTATTGATTTGTTTAATTTACGAGCCTCTGATAAGGCTCGTGTTAGTATATCCTTTTTTCTTATAATCTCCTTATATCTTTTGATATTCATTTTTATTATCTTCATAATAAGTTCTTTTGCCTTAATAGCACCAACATCTTATCCCAATCAACATATCCTTTATCCGTGAGCGGGGTGCCGATATTCCTGTCATCTATATAATAATCACAATACAATTTTGGTGATGATGATACTGGTTCAGGATTATAATTTACTGAGTATAGATTAATATGGTTATATTTGAACCAATCCACCGCATCCTGTAGATATCTACCGTCTCTCACTGTATACAATATCAGTAGATTCCTATCAGCTAATTTCCTCAATACGCTAGCAGCCCCGATATTGTCTCCTACATAAGGGTATGAGTCTACTACACATGTCCCATCGAAATCTATTCCTATTATTTTTCTCATATCACCTCTTATAATAAATACTCCTCTATTTTCTTGGCCATGTCAATAAGCATCTCACATCTAAGGTCGTTAAGATCCTTACAAAACCTCATCTCCTCCTCATGCTTTTCCTCCGGCGATCTGTTATCACTTATACTGTAGCATGGTGATGAGCATATCGGTATGGGCTTCATGGCATCTATGGCTAATTTGATAGCCTTTTCTTTGATATCGCTCATATTAATTTCTTTTTGCATCCAGATCATACCGCTATTATGGCAATCAGGGAAATCGATATGATCAAAGTCACGTATTGAACAACATCCCTCGTTATAAAAACAACATCCTGCACAATGATCTTCTTTTATCTCCGGAATAGCCACGTATGTCTTTCCTCCGTATATTCTAACTTCTCCCTTTCTTACCTTATTCGTCTTATTCATCTTATCAAATTTTTATATCCTATTTTCTTTAACTGCTCTTCGGTAGCTTTCTCCTTCGGGAACTTCCCGTGCCATTTACCGGGTACCACGACATCACGGCCGTCAGGGCTGGTAGCCAGCCTCCCGCATTCGCTGCACAGCCCCATGCCCTTGTACGGCTGTAGCTCCTTGGCATACTCGAATTTGTCCACCATATACTCGTTTGTCAACATCCAGTAACTAGACGTAGCGGTATTATCGATACAGCCGCATTTAGCGCATACAAACAAGCTCATAGTAAGTTCTTTTTTGCCTCATTAAACAACCGTTCTACCAGATTCTCAAATTCACCATCAGGCTCTATTATATTTCTTATCTTTATCTGTATGTTTTTATGTTTTGCCAAAGAATAATAATTGTCCTCTACATTATAATGAGCCACAGGGCCATCTACGTAAATAGCTTCATTTGGATCTAGCTCATTTTTATAATAATCTTCTACGGTATTTATAGGAATATAACGTAGATTATCTATTCTCATTATAGAATATTCATCGAATTTGACGTATTTCCCAACGACCCATTTATAGTTCTCTTTTAGATTAGCCTGCATCTTGTTTTTTTTCTTCCTTCAACTTATTTTCCAGTTCTTCAATCTTATTCATATTCTATCTATTTTAATGTTATTGTTATTAAATCTGTTTATCATCTCATCAAAGAATTGACGGTCTATCTCCACAAGCAGGGAGTCCCTTCCCTCCTCGTAAGCCGCTATCCCTGTCGTTCCGCTCCCGGCTACCGGATCCATTACCGCATCTCCCGGATTCGTGTATGTTCGTATCAAGTATCTTAGTAACTCCACCGGCTTCTGGTTGGGATTGATGGCTGATTTTTGCCTGTCTGTCTTAAATGTCATGACCGATAGCGGGTATCTCTCCGTGCTATCGTATGTAGTGAGACCGGCTTTGCCATATAATTCCGTTTCCTTGCATCCCACTTTACTGGAGGCCTTGGATACTTTCCTGACATGACCATAAGTCTTTTGGGGATTATATGTATGCTTCCCAAGTGGCATAGGTGAGAAGATAAGTATCAACTCATGATTTCTTAATGGATATTTCTTGGCGTTAAGAAAACCGGTAGGGGTAGTCTTATGCCAAACAAGGTCGTACCGGTACCATCCCGCTGGGGCGACCCTCATGATCTCGACCGCCGCCGTGAGTGAACAGGTGACGGCTACCACCCCGTACGGACACAGCATTTTTTGGATTACCTCCCACATCGCCTTATAATCAAATCCCTCCTTGTCGTATCTTGCCTGGGTTATCTTATAAGGAGGGTCGGCAAAAACAAATCTTACCTTCCCTACCATATCCTTGAATACGGACATCGCCATACCCATATCCCCGTTAAACGCCCTTACTTTCCCGTTCATCATCAACCCTCTCCACTTTAATTGTTCCCATATCACCTGAAGGCAACGTGATATTACTATACACGTTATTCCAGTTCTCGTCAATGGCCAACTGATGTAATATCGACCTATATATCTGGTAGGTGTTACCGATAAGTCTCTTCCTATTTATCTTATCCTTACTACCCCCATCATATCCTATATGCTCATAATCCCCAAGATCAGGGAACAGTCTTCTTCTTATCGCTCGTGAGTTATTGATTATAAAGCTTCTTATCCCCAGCGTTTCCGCTCCATCCATATCATTTATCAACGTATCTGTCGTATGTTGTAGGTCTATGTCGCCAGCGGCGAATCTACTGATGTCTTCCACGCATTGGGATATCAGCATTAGCTGTTCCCTTGTCAACGTTATTTTATAAAGTTGTTTATTATCCATGATTATCTGATATTAATTTTTCTTTTATATGTTTAGATATATCAATTATCTCATCTTTTATATTGCAGTCATCTTTTAATAATGAACCAAATATACATGATATGGCGCTCTTTAGGCCTAGCGCTATCCCTATCTCCAATATTTTTTTATCGGTATTAGAGATTTCTACAGGTTCATATAATATTGATGATATGTTGTTAACGACGTATATTATATCATCTTCATTCATTGATGTAGATTTATCGACAATAGCTATAAAATCTTTTATAATCATAATATAAGCTATTTTTATTTCTTTTATCGTATCATCGCTTAGATGTCTATCTCTTATATGCCTTTCAACATACTTGTTTGCTAGATTCTCTATTTTGTTTGATTTGTCCATTTGTACTATCAATTATTTAGTTAATAATAGATCATAGTCCTCTTCGTCTATACTCCCATTATTGTTGATGTATATAATGAAATCATTTAAAAGCACGGACTTATCCTTGGATAAGGCTTTTATAATAAGCTCTCCATCATCTTTCAACATCACATGCACAGTATCCCAGATAACATATTTTTGACATTCTTTCTCAATCTTCTTGATTGTTTTAAGTATTGTCTCCTCATATCTTTTTACTATTCCGCACAGTTCAGTCGTATTATATTTACGTATAGCCGTGAATATATATTCCTTTTTACAATCCCAGCATTTTATCAGTCTTTCTGATCCGCACGCCTTATCCTCGTAGAAGAAGCAACCCTTACATGGTTCATTATGGTCGTAGCTTAATACTACAAGCAGCTCCACACCATTCTTGTATATCACATCTCCTTGTTTCATCTTGTCTATTTTATTAATCTCATTATCAATATAGTAAAGTTGGATATTATCCATACTATAGATATCCAGAACGTTGTACTTAACATAAGACCTATATTCCTAGGTATAGGATCTACTCTCCTGAATGTCAGGATCATGAATATAAATGTCTTGAAGTTCATAATTTACGATATTTTTCTATATAGTTAACTATCAAGTCTTTAACTCCTTTTGGGACATCTACCAGTTTGAGATTACCTTGGAATATGTCCTTGCCGTACTCATCCATAATCTCCCCGAATGAAAGATTCATGACTCTTGTTGACATGCATATCGGTTGATCAGTGTCAAATTTGATAACGATCTTCTTTCCGCCGTTTATCGCCTTTTTAAAAGCCACGTAAAGCTTTCGACCTTTTATTATATCACAATTCCCTTTCAGGATATTAGACATATGTATGACATATTCTTTCTTCGCATCTCCTGGGTTGTTCATAAGCTTAAGATCTCCTCCGGTATCTCTCCATTTCCTGAAGCACGGGAAACATAGACCGTGATTTGCCTTGGCGTGTCTAGGTATCATCCTGCTGCTGCCGGCTGGGATCGTATCGCCACAGCAGATACACGTCCTATCCTTGTTGGTGCGCATCGGCACATAGCTCTTTATTGGGTATTCTTTTCTTTTATACATCTTCTTCTGTTTTCAAAATTATCATCACCATACTCATAATTAGGACAAGCCTTATTGCTTGGCCGTCTCGCATAAGTCTTTTGCTCCCTATTATATTTTCTATTAGGGTTTATATAATGGTCGCACACTTGCCAAATAGAGCAACATACCTTCCCGTATCTTTTCGCCCAATCATTATCATGCAGATGTACGCATGTAGAACAAGTCGGATTCTTAAGCTTATCCTTGTTATCATCTATGATCTTATTAACCCGATCAAGAATAACGGACATATGCTAAGTGTACATAACATTGAATACGTCCGGTTCTGGAAGATATGTCATCGAGCTTATATCTATGTCCATTTCCTTGGATTTGTTGTAAGCCGATTTGTATTTCCTTACCATCAAATCTTTTAACTGATTTACCTTCTTCTCATATGTTCCCATGTCTCATTCGGTTTTCCATCCCTGTTTCCTTAATAAATCCACCATCATCCCTTTTATCTTAGGGCTAATGGCTTCGGTAAGTATATCAGCGGCCAAGTTGATAGAGAAGCTGGTCATTCTATACTCCCCTATATATTTCTCGCTGGTAACTTCTTTCACATAATCGTGGATATCCTTAATCATCTCGTTCTGAGATTTCAGGAGATCCAGTATCTCATTAATCTTATCATCCATTTTTCTCGAATATACCTGACAACAACCAGACAATCACTATCAAAAAGAAACACAACCCAAGCGCCTCATCCGGGTAATCATGCATCGCCTCTAAAATGTCCCTCATAGCTTAATGTCCATTTTGCCAATTATACGATAGAAAATATCCCTAGTCAGCTCAATATCGTAAGTAGCGTCATGAAGCTTATTCTCGTCGATCTCAATACCCATAGTTCTGGCTACGGTCATCAACTTAAAGTTCTCCATATCGTTTCTTACACCCATCAGGAACGGTGTCACCATAACATATACATCCATACAGTTAGGATAGAACCATGATCCGAAATACTTATCCCCACATTGCTGGAATAAAGCCCGTAGGAAGTTGTTATCGAATCCAGCGTTGTTATACCCCACTAAATACATTTTATCCCTCTTATCAAACTTATTCACGTATTTGTATAATATACCAACTAACTGCCTGTACCCTTCTTCCATAGGCTGATACGACTGCACCTGCTCCAAGGTAACTCCAGCCACTTCCAGCGCCTCTTGCTCTATCGTGGCGGCAGGGTTCGGGGCTAGGCGAATGTCAAACCTCTCGACCTCCTGCCCGTCGATATCCACGATCCCTCCTATTTGGTGTATCCCGTTTCTCCAGAACTTAACCCCGGTTGTCTCTAAATCGAAAAATAGCAATTTGCTCATATCTATTGATTTTTTAAATGTTCCTTAATCTTCTCCAATGCCTTATAAGACAGATAGCTGTCTATAGTATTATCGCTATCTATTTCCAGCAACTCATTAAACAAGTCTTTAGCCAATGCTTTCCACTGCTCTCCCCAATCACGGAGATTCTCGACCTTTGACCGTATATCCTCGAAATAAGAATCTACGTCTGATTTGATTGATTTTGAATAATATTTAACATCCTCCTCGTCCCCATCCATAATATAATCACATTGTGTTCTGATATCTTTTATATGACTGTCTATATCACTGCACATATAATCAACAGGTTTACGTATATTGAATATAGCTTCTGACGTAAGACCGGTTATATCTTGTATGTCTTTTAAATTACCCATGATTTAATCAATTAAATATAAACCATCCACTTACAACTCCCATCGCAAAAATAAACAAAACCACAAGTGAGAACAGCGTCCAATCTTTTGTATTTAGTTTATTGCTCTCCTTCTTTGCTTTTATTTTTTCAAGAATATTCTTGTCAACATTGAAATCGAAATCAAATGTCGTATTATTAGCTATCTTCACATCAATGCCTTTGTTATTAATAAATATCTGTCTCTTAACACTCATATCCCTAATATTTCTGCTACATAAACAAATCCATAACATATATAATTATCAGCGTCATGCTCCCCATAATCAACATGCCAAATAACAGCGCATGGGAAATAGAGTGGCATATCCTCAGCCATAGGCTCCTCTCTAAAGTCATCAATGTTTATCTTCTCCCTCCACCTCCACAGGTCTTGGATATCGTTCAAAATTAATTTCTCCATAACTATGACGGATATTAGATGTTAGTAATTCTATAGCCAAGCTGATCATGGCTCCCGCTTCCGTAAGTTTATTCATTTGGGCGTACACCCTGTGCTCTGCGCTACGATAAGTCTCCCTGCTGCTTATGGTATCTAGCAAATCATCTATAGCGTTTCTAAGAAGATTGGTTATTCCTCTTTCTCCCATACCCTTGAAATAATAAATATCACGACCAACGTAAAACATGTCCTGACATCTTTTAGCTACGTACTCTATTCCGGATAGATGGTATTTCTCGTTGTCTATCTCCACCTCTCCTTTTTCTATAGCCCTCAACAACTTCCAATCTATCGTTACATAAGTTTGACGATTTTTTACCTTTACATAGGTATATCCGCCATAATGAAACCCAGCGTCCTCATCGTTAGCTCATTGACTTTTTGTTTGTTTTCATCCATAATAATCAGGTTTTTAATGTTGATACAAAAATACGATTTAAACAAAAATAAAAGCATGAATAATATTAAAATAATATTAATCATGCTTAAATATAAATATATTCCTTCTAGTTCTCACGGATATACGTATTCGTACTCATCTGGAGGGGATGTCTTGTAGTTGTAAATTTCATAGAAAATCATAGAAATAATTAAGATATTCTACTCCATTTTAGACGCTTCAACACAACTGGCAACCCGGCTGCTCTGCGTCCGTATAGCCGCATCAACTCCTACGGCTTGTATGTTAATCGCTGCGTTGAGATCCCTGTCGATCTCCATGCCGCAATCTTTGCAGACAAATGTTCGATCCGATAATTTCAGATCTTTATTCTTCCAGCCACATCTTGAACAGGTTTTCGAGGATGGGTAAAAACGATCTATAACAATCAGTTCTTTACCATACCACCTACACTTGTATTCAAGTTGGTTACGGAACATCGAGAAAGAAGCATCATATACAGAACCGGCAAGTTTGTGATTCTGTAGCATACCGGAAGCATTTAGATTCTCAATACAGATAACATCGTAATTATTTACCAGCATCGTGGTCAAATTATGCATGTACCATGAACGCTTGTTGGCTATATCACGATGAAGTCTTGATACTTTTAGCCTGCATTTGTTTCTTCGATTACTTCCTAATTTCTTTCTTGATAAATGCCGTTGCATCCTTTTTAACTTCGCTTGGTTCTCACAAAGAAAATGGGGATTCTCAACAGCAATCCCATCAGATAATGTAGCTAATGTCTTAATCCCTAAATCAACTCCGACTGTTTTGCTAGTTTTCTGTTTGTAACACTGTTCTGTTTCTACAAGAACTGATACGAAATATTGACCAGCACGGTTCTTTGAAACGGTACAGGAGATAAAACGAGCGTTGTCTGGAACTCCACGATCGATAACAATCTTAACCCATCCGATCTTTTCGATCCGGATCTTATTGTTAGTGATTTTAAACTTCGGGAACGGCAATCTAAACGACTGGTTGTCGTGTTTATTTTTGTAATTCGGTTTACCGAGTTTTTCTTTCCTGTTCTTGTTGAAGTATTGTCTGGAGAACTCAATAAAATCACGTTGCTTCTGCTGCAAGGTGGCTGCCGATACTTCATTTAACCAAGGTTTTTCAATAACAAGATCCGACTTTGTCGGGAATTTCGGATTAGGGTTTGTTTCTTTATCGTATGAGTTAAATGAGTCAACACAAGCATTCCATACAACACGTACGCATCCGAATGTTTTTGCAAGAAGTTCTTCTTGTGTTTTGTTCGGATACATACGATATTTATATGAACGCTTTATTAGACTCATCATCAATTCATTTTAATATATTAAATATACAAATAATTCTATGATTTTACAATGGATTACTATCGATTTTGTAATTATTTAATCATACTTGTCTCCTCTTCTGTATACTAACGCTACCCAACAGTCATATTTTTTGCTGTATCCTAAAAGAGGAACCCCTTCTATAGGAGGCTTATCTTTCGTTTTGTACCTTAATTTTGTTATTTGCTTTATGCTCATATAATCTTATGTTTAAGTAATTCCATCATCATCGAAAACAATGTGTCTACAAGAAGTTTCTCGCTACTCCAATATATAGGGATCTCGTCTATATCTCTATACGCTACAGACCATGCATGTTTTAGCTTATAACATTCTAATGTACAACCCTCTATCTCATATGGGAGCAAATTCAGCAACGTGCCTACATCCCAAACAGGGTTGGATATATCCGGGGTAACGACCTCGATCAGTCCTATACGACCAGCGTTATCCTCCATAGAATGTAATTGATCCAGATACTTGTCTCTGAAACCGCTGGCGGTAGAGATAGGGAGGCCGGTCTCGACCAGCACCCTTCCCTGTTCTTTTGTGGTGAATATCCTTTCTTTCATCTAATCCTTGATCTTTTTCTCTACCGTAACGATCGTATCATTATGCCATCCCCCATGAGCCACAAGAAGAATCTCCTGCTGCTCGAAACCAAGCCCGGCCCCTATACCGCCGGAGTTCCACGCGCAGGTAATGACCACCCCGCCTTTCTTGGTGATCCTAGCTATCTCCTTCTTCTGTCTAGTCCAATAACTAGATTGTGTTGTTTGCATATTAACAGATTCTCCAAGCCTTTTATATGACTCGGACACCTGTCTTACGGAATATGGTGGATCATATAATACCATATCAGCTATATTATCGCCAAGATCACTCAGGAAGTCCGTGGCATCTTTATGATATATAGCCTTAGTCTCAGGGTCAAGATCGTTGGTGATCGTCCCTATATCGCTGTTTCTGGCGAACGGATCCACTATAACCATCCCCTCTTCTCGATATTTGTCTATAAGTTCCCTTATCGGTCTTATGCTGAATGTCTCTTTATTCGGCATTGACCATTTTTTAGTAATTATCATGATCTATGAAGTTTATCCCATTCTTCTTTATCTACTCTTTTACCTTGTATATAAAACAACTGTATTGACCCATCATGAGTGTAAATTGCTTTAGACTTATCATTTTTTAATCTATCGAAAACATTACCAAACCTCTGTGATAATTTCATAGATTGATATTTTTCAAGAAAGTTATATTCTTGATCTGATAAATTTAATTCCTGTTTAATCATTTCCCTGCTTTTGCTCATACCAAATTTGATTGTTTATTTCCTTTTTGAAATTTAATTTCATAATACTTCTAGATATAGGATCACATATATCCTCCCACCAATTCTTGTGTCCTTTTGGTGGATGTATATCCTTTTTCCATGAAGACCCCTTAACTGTTTTGACTCTTCCGTATGGCTTCATTTTGCTCATGTTTATCACATGTCACATTAGTGCCCGTTTCTGATGATCCGAACATAAGCTCATCAGTGATCTTGCGAAACTCCTTTACAATATCATTCATCTGCTTACGCTCTATGCTTCTTAGCAAATGGGCTATCACATCCACTGTCCATCCGTTTCCAGCTAAAGACATGGCCGTATTCGGGGCTATCCCATCAAGGTAATCATCCGGCAATGTCTGTAGCCTACATATCTCCACCGGGATCAGGTATCTGAATTTGTCTTTCATGTCAAAGGCATTAGGATATCTTCCGGGAGGTAACGATGAGATTACGTTATCTTTCATAACCGTTGTCAGGCAATTACTTTTCTTGATGGGAGTGGTATTCTTATCTTTTCTTATCTCCAGACATTGCGTTATTTTTATGCCCATGTCACAATCCTTTCGATACCCGTCATCTCCTATCCTTCTACCGACAATGGTCCCTATATATCTCCCTCTTATGGCTCCCGGATTCCAACCCTTGTCATGCTCTAGAATATCATCCAATGATATATGCTTGTCTTTCGGCATTTCTACCGGCCAATTGCACCAATAAAGGCGATGCCGGGTCTGTGCCGAGACCAAGGCGCTATCGATCTCCACCGGCTCCACGCCCAGCTCTTCCGTTATCACCCGGCGATGCTCATCCCGCATCCGGACGTTCTCGCCCAAGAACAGGACCTTACCTTTGGTCTCCTTCCTTAAATGCTTTACGATGTCCGAGAAAAAAGAAAAGCCTTCCACGAGCGTCCATGAATCCTTTACCCTTACCTGAGCTAGAGAAGCTCTGGCAACAGAACCCTCCCATGACCAGATCTATGTCTTTCCAAGGGATATCCCATGTTCTCCAGTTATTAACATCCCCTAATTGAATAATATTAGGAAAATGTTTTTGACTTACCTTTATACATGTCTTGTCTATCTCCGAGGCGTAGTAAGTCTCTATAGGTATACCGGCTCTTTGTAATGCTAAATACCCACATGATATCCCATCAAATAATGATAATACTTTCATATTGTTCATTTATTCTCAGACCTAAAAATATCCTTTGCGATCATATCAAGGGATATTTTATGTATCTTAGGTAAGACCTTAATCAATTTAATGCCAAAATTTTCGCCTCTCTTAACAAAAGTCCATTTACCATATATGATTCCATGCATCATATTCTGTATTACTTCCTTACTGTCTGTCAAGAATACTTGGTAATAGGCGCTACTGGCATAATCGAAATCCTTTCCATGATCATTCGCCGGTCTTAATATCATTACAGCCGAAGAGCGTCCACGAACGAATCCGTGTATCTCAAGGCATTCCTCGAACTCATAATTATCACGTTCCTCGTCATGATCATCTTTAACCCACTTACATGGTTTTCCATCTTTAAATGGGATTCTTAACTGTTTCTTTGTCATAATTGTTTTTTATATTAATTGTGATATTACTCTAATAGCATAGAAGGAAACGCCCTTTCTCTCATCATTTGGATAAAACTCATTCCCGTTATAAGTCACTAACCATGCTTTCTCATAATTATATTGAGTGCTAGTCCAATAACTTGTAGCGCCTTCGTCTATATCTAATCCATCGATAAGAGACATGCATCTGTTAATCTCATCTAAATTATTTATGATCTCCATCCATTCTCCCACTGATGCTAGATATCCCATTTGCCCGTTCTTGAATTGAGTAACAGTACATTCATAAGCGGCACTAGCATGCGTATATTCCGCAATACTTTGTGTGTTTTGAAATCCATTAAAATCTTTTTTGGCTTCATTACTTGATGTTATTGTAGTCACTCCTTGGATCAATCCAGTCGTATTAGACCAGCTTCGATTCTTAATCTCAATACCTGAAATAACGAAGCTGCTGTTGTCGCTTATCAACGCCACTCCCACGGCGTCGTTTCTCCACGAATAATTCCATTTATCACTAGTATATAACTTGCCATTGGTGTGTAAGATATATATACCGTTTGAAACGGTTTGACCGCCTATCATCCTTCTTCTCATATTCTTCTATCTTGCTAATGTATGTTTATAATTCTAAGTTTATCATATTCTTCAGTAAGAATCCCATGATCAAACAATTTGTTAACGTCTATTTCAAAGTCCCTATATTTGTCAGTTATATTGTTATCAGTCCACATGTTCAATATCCCCTTATCATCCAACTGCATATGGATAAAGCCTTTTGTCACCTTCTTTCCGGCTTTAAGAGCCTCTACGTCTTTATCGGTAATCTTTTTCATGCTTTCAACATTTTATCGATACAATTAAATTCATCTTTCATCCTGATCTTTATGCCCCCATATGATAATTCCTTATGAGCTGTGACAAAATAATCAACCGCATCTTCATCTAATAAACTATGCGGACACCTTTCCCATACAGGACTTTGATCTAGATGATCCCATGTAGCTACAAGTAACTTATTCTTGTCATTATCAATGGCTATTTTATATGTCCCTATAGTGGCCTTACGTTTAATGATCGCTCCATTTAACATCTGCTTCTTAGCCCAGCTCCATGAACCTCTCAGCCCAAATGTTCTTATAACCCAGTCATTTATCTTCTTCATTTCAAGTTATTTGTTAAAATAGTAATATAAATATAAATACATAAATTGGATAGGGCTATTCACCATACCCTTATCATTAGGCTCGTCATACTTGTCAAGCCAAAGACGAAGCGCTTCCCAATCGATATCCTTATGGTCACAGACCATGCAGGCTAGGTTAGCCCCGAACAGATCCCCTCCGCCACGTAAAGACTCGTTAAATCTCTTGGCTAGCCTTTTCTTGAATCCTTTATTGTACCAAATACCGGAGGTAGCGGCATAACAATAATAAGCGTTGTATTTCATTTTCACACCCATCTTCTCAAATAAAGGCGTATGCCATATCCGGTCAAGGAAGAATACTATTCCACGATAGATAAAGGTTCGGAGATTCTTCCTGTATTTCTTCCCCAAGAAGCTATCTACGCAAGATATAGTTCCGCCTGAATAGTACCAATTATTGGCGCCTCTCTTGACCTTATCCGTCATCTTGAATTTATTCTTTCTGTCTTCCACCCTATCCCAAGGTTTCAGTTTATCCTCATTAAATGTCGGGCAATAATGATAGTAATGATTAATCCACGAGAGGTAGGGGTTGTATATCGTGTATCCATTATCGCTGACATATGAGTTCATATCATACCCAAGTTCCTTGGCTAGAATAGATCCCTCATCAGCTAATACCTTCAATATCGGGTTCAAGTTCCATATCTGATCTTGACTGACGAACATCGAGTAACATGGATCCTCATCCTCCCCATACCATCCTCCCATCCCGCTCACTATTTTATCCAAATCAAGTGAATAATCTTTCCCGGATGAAAAGTCATCTCTAAGGAAAAACCCTCTATATGGGATCATGTCATATACACCCGGTTGATCCTCAAACATATGTTTAGCGTTCTCGGTCAATCTGATCAATGTTTGCAAGGCGGAAGATATATCTATGGGCGCATATTCACACCTATAGACCTTATTATTTATCCAAAGATATTGAAGAAGCTCGGCTATATTAATAGTCCCGTCCTCCACATATCCCGTCTTGTTGTCGAAGTTTATTTTGGCTAGAGGTATATTACTCCCTTGTGGTTGACCGCTTTTTTCATTACAACAATGCACGAACCTGTCAAAGAATATATCTTTCCAGCCAAAATATTTATCACTTAGCGTCATGAGCCTATTTCTTATCGTATAATGACATGACGTTAATAAGATCAGCCTTTCTGCACATCCCCTCAAGTTTATTAAAGCCATCCATATTATCTCCACTGACGATAATAGTAGGATATACCTCTATACCGTACTTGGATATCTCCTCATCCGTGGCTTTGTTCTCCGGGATCTGGTTTAACGTGACCTCACCCTCATATTCCTGTAACGTGTTGGCGATAATATATCGCATGTAATCGCTGTACTCAGCGTCTTTCTTCGTGAAAAAATCAATTCTTACCATTTTTAAATAGTTTTTAATTTGTTAATAATTAAATCCGCTGTAAATATAGCGTTATCTACCTCATCTACACTCAACCTCCTCCCATCGAAATCGTTGGACAATAAATCTTTTACGATCTGATATCTTCTCAACTCCCAATCTATGTCTATATCAAAATTAAGATGCCTTACACAATCATAATTCAGCTCCTTACGATTCTTATCAAGGTACTTAACTATCGGGAATGAAGTACCATTGTCAATAGTACGTGCGATCACATTAATGTACCTACCAGTCCTTTTGTCAATAGCTTTTAATTTCTCGTCTACTATTATTTCTCCTGATCCTTCCATTCTATTAACCCTTTGTTATGTTTATCGTAATATAATAACGCTATGGCGTTCCAGCATACGGCGGATAGATGCATGAATCCCTCCTTATCATATCTCTCCCCTTTCGTATAAGCGACCAAGTGCCTCATGAGTGCACCTAGATAACGATTAAATCCATCAGGTATATCTCGCCATGAGTTATCGGCGTACTTCTTGGCTCCTTCCGTATATACCCTCACGATGTCCTCTACAGCCAAAGGAAGAAGATCCCACCGGAGTTTACCGTCGGCCCGGTCGTCCTTCCCGCTGCCGTCTTTCCCCACAAGCGGTCCGCTTTCCACCACTGCGTCTCCTATTTTTGGCTTCCCGAAATTTATCGCCTCATCCACCGTCTCATCATCAATAAGCCTTAACTTGATAGCCCTATTTAACGAAACAACCATCTCCTCATCAGCCCAAATGGATTTATATGTCTCATCAAATAACGGTTCTATTTTCATCATTCCCGTATTGTCGGCGGTTTCAAGTACCTCAAATACCTCACCATCATAAACGACTTTGTCGTATTTGCTAAATTCCTCTTTCATTTCAAACTCCTTTTTGTTTTATTATTAGGTAATTATATACTTTTTAGATTAATAAAATTCACTAAGATCCCTGCATTCTGGTGTTTCTCCTGTCATAGAATAAAGCTCACCAGATGATAGATATACGCAATGCGAGGTCTTCCCGTCTCTCCACTCGCTTCGCTTCGTAATTCCGCAAATAGCGCAGCGTTGGGTCCCCGGCCCCGCCTTTACCCACGAGTGCCGTACGTTTTTCTTTCTTGTCCTGTTGGTGTCGTCAAGTTTCCTCATAACTAATCCTCCAAAGTCATTATAATCTTATCTTCCCCGATAATAACCTCATTCCCGCTTCTTACATCAAAGCATCTCCCTTCATCTGCCTCCTTGAAATAAAGAACGCCATTGTACTCGAATAAACCGAAGCCGTAATCGTTTAGCTTCATTTCGTTAAGTTTTTTGAACTTATATACGTTTTTCATATTCTCCATATTTTTAATATTTCCTTCATTCATATAAAATATTGATGCAGATATTGATATTATTCCTATAGCTATCATAATTAATCCTCCGTGGAACATACCTCCATGTAAATCATCCCAGCCTTTCACCATTACAGCTATGGATAACATAATCACTGCCATACTAAGCAAGACCCATATCATATCACATTTTCTTTGTCTTTAGGAACTCCATCATATCCTCTGCGCTAAGCTGGAAGCCTGCCGCCGCCTTATGACCTCCTCCCCCGGGATAGGCCTTACGTGCCAGCGCCGAGACATCCAACTCCTCTTTGGTGGTATAGAACGAGCATCTGAAGAATCTGCCGTTCCAGCAAAATGGCATCATCAAATCATGTTTTCTAGGATCGTACATAGACTCGAATGTGGTGGAGTTAAACTCCGTAGTATTCATACATATCGCCTTGTATCCAAATATATCTGCCTCGAATGAGAACATCTTCATTTCTCCTCTGTTTTTCTCGATGATATACTCTATTATGGCCTCGCCATTTCTTATCATATCGGAAACAAACTCACCATTTGCCTTGTTTAGCACCTCCCTGACCATGTCAACGTCAAGCCCGCAATACCCTCTCATCCCATATTGGAATGAAAGAACGTCACTCCACTCGAACCGGTCGTGATCCCATACATCATAAGCACTCAATAATTCTACCACATTAGGAGTTTTGATGTCATCGAAAAGATATTCCCACGTAAGCTCACAGGTCGCCGTCCCTATACGCCTCTTGCCCTTTACCTCGTAATCCCTCATATCGTCTATGGCTGTCTTATGATGGTCTATCCATATGACATCTGTACCTTTATCCTTCCACTCATCGAAAAGGGATCTTGTTCTGTTTCCAAATGACACGTCAACTACAAACACCTTATCATATTTATTCACGTCAGGTATTTCCTTGCCGTAATTGTAAGGAAGAAGATCAATGTCCCCTTTGAAATACTTTTTTACTATAGCCGCTGACATTACTCCGTCAAGATCAGCCTCATGATATATACATCCTGTCATAATCTGTTGTTTTTGATTAAAAAATCTATGTATTCTTTTATATCCTTGTTCCTGTCATTATCCCAGTCAAATGTCTCGTTTATGAATTTGAAATACGATACTGGAATCGAATGAAACATCCATCCACAATACTTGCCGAATGTCATCACCGTAGATCCAAGGGGATGATCCGGCCTTCCGGGAACAGGGGCGGCGGTTACGCCCTGCGCCAGCCCCCTCCTACGATCTTTCTTGGCGGCTTTGATATCCAGATCTGTTTTCGTTACCTTATCCCCCATCGGGATATTAGTTATTAGCTTATCGCCGATAAACATTCCCCATCCATACCCCTTGTAGTTCTCTATACTAAGTTTCCTTATATCACCGAACCTTGACGAGTTGTTACAACAATCAACGACCAAAGCACTATCCTTTCCGTCTTTTATACGGACTGCCCTTCCAAGCCACTGATAAAACGACGAGAACGAGAATGTCGGCCTTCCTACTATCACGCAATCCAGACCCGGATGATCGAATCCCGTACCGAGGGCGGAATAGTTGAACACTACCTTCGTCTTACCTGACTTGAACCCCTCGACTATAGCCTCCCGCTGTTTCTTTGGCGTGCCTCCGTGAACCACTTCCGCCATGCCAGCGCATATCTTTGCGTTCATCCATTCGGCGGCGGTATTGCAGCTCTCAACAGAATCCATAAACACCAGTATAGATCTGCATACGTCTTTTAATACCATCAACCGACGTAAAATAAGGTTGTTTAAGCCGTTTTTTCTCACCGCCTCACTAATAGACTCGGCCGTATATTCGGAGCCGTTAGAATTAAGTTTAAGGGCATCTCCATTGAAATCCCATGTCTCATATTTAAGAGGTGTCCAAAATCCTTGCCTTATCATCTCCTCTACCTGTATCACGTGAATCAGGTTCTTGAAATATACCGGTCTCATACGAGTGATGAAATTAAGCTGGGAATATGACACCTGCCCTATCGACATCGTTTTAAGCCTGCATGGTGTAGCGGTAAACCCTATCACCTTTTTCGGTTTCAGTTCATTCATGAATGTCATGAACTCACTGCCGTCCTCCGGGCTATACCCGGCATGAGCCTCATCTATCAACACGTTCCTGATCCCCATCTCCTTAAGCTTATCAACAACCTTCTTGATAGACCCTAACGTGGCGTATATCATATTAGACAGCTCTTTCTTACCACAGGAAGCGGAGTAGATGGTAGCCGGTATGCCATACGACGTTATCTTGTCGTGGTTCTGTTGCAGCAATTCTTTTGATGGTTGTAAAATCAGCGTCTTATCTCCCATCAATCTAGCCGCCTCTGCTATCAGCAGTGACTTACCGCAACCTACAGGACCTACGATCAATACCGGATCATGTCTATCAGAATTTATGTAATCGGAGATACTTTTAACACACTCCTCTTGATATGGTCTTAATTTGTAAATCATTTGGATTTGTAGTTATCAAAAACGTCTTTTACGTACTCTAGTCTTATAGGGCATTCCCGACCATCATCCATCTTCACCATCAAAGTTTCTTTGGTTTTGCTTATGGCTATCACCTCTCCTACTCCTATCTGGGTATGGACTATATCGCCTAGCTTTATATTACATTTGATCATGGTCAAGCTTTTTATTAAATTCCTCTATCTTGCTCCTGTCTGTCTCCTTGGTCATCTTAGCCTCTTCCTTAAACATATCATACCCTTCCCGGATATTGTCGCCAACCATATTCTCTATCATCTCCCTTAGCTCATCGCTTCTTACGGCAAAAGATATCTGGAATGATTTACTTGTGCCTTTCATCAGGTAATCAATCTCCTTCTTACATTCTGCCATTAACCGATCCAGATTATCGAACTTAACGAACTTGGAGTTACCATTGGCTTTTCTTACCCCATCCTTGAAATCCTCCAATATCCCGCTAAATACATCCGCCATACACATCATGGAATGTAGCCATACCAGTATATTGAATTTATATTCATTATCAGCATTATTCATCAAGCCTATCAAAGACTCACTTTTTGTCAACATGATTTTAGATTCTCGATCTACGATATCCTTTATCTCTTGCCGGTATCTCATGGCACCAACGAAATCCATTTTAGAATAACATTCATTTGATTTCTCTACCAATTTCCTGATATCCTTTCTAGACATCAGAAGATCTAATATCTGTTTTTCTTTTTCACTTTTGTACATAATTAGCTCTTTTAGTGATACAAATATAATTAAAGCCTAGATATTTACCTAGGCTTTTTAATAAAGTTAATCTTTTTTATTCTTTCTTTTTGACTCATCCCAATCCGATGAGTACCTGCATGTCCCTTGTTTGTGGATCGAGAAATCGCACCAAAAACACAAGGGCTTGGGGCGGGGTTCAAGGCAGGCCGGCTGGCGTCCCATGAGGTAGCGCTTCTCGTACTTATACCCCTGTTTGGCGTCGTCCCAAACGTGAGCTTGATAGCTATCTATTTTATTTGTCTCGAAATCATACATATCAAGGAGAATATCGTTAAGCTCCTTGACCGACCTCTCTACTTTCTCCTTATCTACCTTCACGTTCTGATTGTCCAGCATGCGGGTAAAGAAATAGCTGCACATATCCGGTAATACCTTGTACTTTCTCAGTATGTAGAAGGCGTATATCGGATGCTGGAGATTATGAAGCAGCTTGTCTTCATCGAATAACTTTCTCCCGGACTTCCAGTCTATCGTATACATGACTATCCTGTCCTTTGTCTTATACTCTCCACGCCAGTCCACCGATCCTATGATATGCACCTTATCGTACGTCACGCCATCCAAGGTAAGTGGCTTGGGTAGCTTATAGGGCAGGACGAAGCTCTCCTCCACGCCGGCCGGTCTCGACCCCCGGACCACCTTCTCCATTGGCGTAAGATCAGACCATGCCTTCTTATAATTGCCAGCAGCATCCTTCTCAAACAACCCCACAATCCATCTTATTAGCCTAGCCGCATGTTGCATAGACTCGATCTGGGATTTTACGCTATCAAAAGGAATCTGTTCTATATCGGCGTAGTAATTGAAAGCCTTACTCATATCCTCATAAGAAGGTCTGCATCCGTTCTTGAAGAAATACTCCATTGTCTGGTGGATAACCGTACCATATGACGTAGCTTCGTGCTTTTCCGTGGATCTGTGACCCTCCACGTAAGTCTTATACCATTTATATGGGCACTGGATGAACGTGTCTATCTGCGAGTAAGAGGCGGCGAGAACCTTCTCTCCGTTTATAACCTTACATAATAAGTTATTCTCCGGTATTACCATAAAGCTTATCTATTTTTATGTCATGTCCGTATAAGTCCATTAACAGGTTTTGTAGATGGTGAAGATTCTTAATCTGAATAGGATCGCTTAGATCGTCTTCCAGATCCCTAAGCCCAAGATAATACCCATCATCAAAAATCTCTATAGATATTCCATAGCCTCGATATACATCCCGCCCCTTATCACGCTTGAAATAGATAGTATCAAGTATATTATCATCTATCTCAATAGGTATGACATCATCTTCCCCGGAATACCATTTCATTATCCCATCATCAACCTCACATTCAAGGATCAATGACTTACTTTCATTACGCATACCAGTAACGCACCCTACTCTCCATATATCACCAGCTTTGTCTTTTACAAGATTGCCCGGTCTTAACTCCTTAACTGAAATCATATTCTTCCTCCTCATGATCGTCATCACAATCATCGACAAGAGGGGTCTCTAACCCCTCTTCCCAATCATCATATCCGAAATCCATTACTTACCCTTAACCCAATCATACAACATATCCACAAAAATCCCTACAGTTAGTTCATCGACAGATTTATCGCCAAAGACATCATCCGGAATCCTTATATCCATCTTCTCTTCAATCCCCATCACCACCTCTACGAAATCCAAGGGATCCATACCCATGTCAGTTTCCAGATCATCCTCGTTATTGATCTCGGCGGCATGATTAAGACCCGTAAACTCACCCATTTTCTCGAATATCGTTTCCTTGACTACTTTTTCAACTTCTTTTCTTTCCATACTAAATCGACATTTTTAATCTTCTACCTAATTCTTTTTTTATATCCGATATCCTTTCGATGTCCATCTTAACATCGCCTGTGATAGCGTATTCCTTATCCATTTTCTTGGGAGGATCCGGGAGCCGGCTTATGGCGAACAACCATGCCAGTTCCTTGTTCTTGTTCTCCCTAAGATACAAGTCAGACGTCATGCCATACATTTTTATGATCGTATCGAATAACGTTGATTCCGATAAACTCATATGCACACTATATACATTTGATGGTTTCCATATCAAGTTATCCAATCTCATCGTATACTCACGTTTAAGATCTATGTGGGATATTACGGCTCTTACTATAGGTCCCTCCTTGAAGTTGGTATTAGCTACGAACCATACGAGCCGTTTCTCTACCTCCTTGATAGCTCCTGTATCCTTACCCATATCGTTATACACACCAACGATACGGTCCCGGATCCCCTCGACCTCCGGTGTCAGGCCGGGTGTCTCTATCAGCATCAGCAGCGACCCTCCCCTTGGCGTTATCTTCCACTTCCCATTCTTCTGAAGCTCGATATAACCAGATGCTTTATAACTATCTATTTTCTCCTTTGGAATGACGCTAGCCATCTCCTCTTTCTGCCGGATCATCAAAAGATACCCGACATCAGACATCGTTAATCCTGATGTCATCATCTGTTCAAAATTTATATACATAAGCTAATGAGTTAAAATATTGACCTGATCTTTCTGGCTACCCTCTCGACTATATCGGGATGATCATTTCCGTTATATATATCTATTAGCGTATCTATTATATGTAACCTTATGTTTTTCTTTGATGAATGAAACCAAAAATCTCCATTTTTTCTGTTTACAGGTTTGGACATCTTCAGTTCTGGTATAAGATAACACGCCACACATGATCTTTCAGCAAGTGATAATTCAACCGCTGCCTTTTCTATTGCTCTGCACATAAATGTATAATTATCATTCTTTATTAGATCGTAAGCTCTTCTCAACACCCTAAGGGCGTCTGCTTTCGATAATCTCTTTCCCTTTTTCATACTGTTTTACCGTATAAGATTCATTAGCCATACCAACTCTACCAACTGATATAGATTGATTTATAGATTGGTTAAGATGCCCTACAACCGACATCTTAGCCCTAACCGTATTAGCGCATCTTAGAAGGATTCGATAATCCTCTAACGCCCTCTCGTATCTTACGTCCACCCTAGCCCTTTTATCAGCATCAGTCATGCTCTTACATGTTCCGTCCTCCCTCAGGCTTATAGCGATCTTGTCCCGTATGATTCTGATATCATCCTCGGCTATCACCAGTTCGGCGTCAAGAACCCCCTTGTATGAGCTAAGAAGATCCTCCACCGCCACAACTTCCCTTTTTAGGTTCTCCAATTCCAATATCATTGAGTTGTCATTTATCCTTTTATACTCCTGTACTTTATTGGATACCTCATCACAGATACTCATGATCTCCTTTTCCCGTTCCCGGTTTATGATATATCTGATGCTGTATTTAGCCATTTCCTTTAACGAGGATATAATTTCCTTTATCCCCATCTTATCCTCAACCGACAATACGGTCTTCAAGAACATTTCCAGCACCTTTATCACTACAAGCAAGTAATTATGTCTCAATCTCATGTCAATAAGGTGTTTCGTCATGTACTACATTAAAATCATCGCTAGGCGGTATGTATTGCTGCTCCAATGGAATACTGGGAGGCGGGGGCGGCAGTGTCACCACGGTCGTGTCCGGCTTGCCGCTGCCCACGGGGGCATCCGAGCCTCCTGGTCTTTCTTGACGCACCACCCCTCCATCAGGATAATATCGCTCATATCCTTTCATGATATCTACATGTATAGCGTCAATCTCCTCTAATGATCTTTGACGGACCTTTACGATATGATGGAATAATAATCCATCCACACGGAAAGATCGTCTTGACTCGCTCTTGAAACGTTCCAGATTAGGATACCATCCTTGCGGAAATTGCATGTATGAGGAGTACCCGTATCTCCTTGGGATATTCAATACTACCATAGCCGTACATAGCTGTCCCAATGAGTCAGACTGATAGAAATCAGACTGCCTTGGCATATGATCCTTTGGATCACGTCTGCCCTCTATCTCTCGATTGAGTTGCGATACGATAAGGAAGAAGATGTTTGGGAACGTTCTTTTGGCTATATTACACATATTCATCAAACTATCTATATTCCTCTTGGCATCACCCGAACCTTGTATAAGAGCTGTATGGTCTATGGATACAAATACAATTTTCTTATCCTTATTCGCCGGCATATATACATTCCATAGAAAATCTTTAAGCTCATCAACTGTTGTAGGTATGGGTATATACGTTATTCTGTTTGAATTTTCTTGTTTAAGACATTTTTGCATTTCTAGCATCTCCTCTTCATTCATTTTACGAAGGAGGATATCTTCTATGTCTTTGTTCATTTTTTTTGATAGTGAACGTAATACCAAGTCTTCCGGATTCATCTCGAACTCACATCTTAACCATACATAATCATCTGCTTGTGGATTGATGTTGACATTCATCACATTGTTCATGATCTTTTGCGCCAAATAGGATTTTCCAACCCCTGGTCTAGCTCCTATGGCTATCGCATGTTGAGGGTAAAATCCCCCCAGCAAAGCTTTGTCTAGATAAGGGTATCCAGTACGAGCCGGGAGAAGTTCTCCCGACTGGTATTTCATTATCCTCTCATAGGCATCCATGATGATCTCCTTGGATGACCTCCATATCCTATCCTCACTCATCCTCTTGCGTTTCTATCGCCAGCCGTATCGGATTTAGATCCTCTGTTAGCTGATCTTGATTTATATCTAAGTCCTTTAGCCGTATGGCATAAATCCTTTCCCTTCCGATAGGCTTTACCTTTCAACTTATCGGTCTTGTAGTTCTTGCGACCCAACTCCCGTCTCTTGGCTTTCTGCTCAGGTCTGGCGTTGATCTTCTTATCCGTCTCAGCCTTCTTCTTTCTGGCTTCCGGATGTGTCCTATAATATTCAGTCGATCTCCCCATCCTCTTCGTCCTCCTCATCATCAAAATCTATATTCTCTTGTATATCCAAATCCTCTTCCTTTAAAAAAGATGGATATTCCAATCCCAGACGCTTAATCATATACGAATATGGATCAGACGCAAATTCATCTGGTATCTCCCATGTGCAAGGGAATGTACCTATTACCTTTTTAAGTTTATCGGCTAATTCGCTACTCATCCCCATATTAACCATTTTATTATAAACTGTAGCTTCTACGCTACTCACATTGCCTCCAATATAAAAACCTGTTGGTTTGTGAACAAAATAAATTTTCTTCATTTTACATGTATTATTTATTTTATTAAAGGTATCCAATTTGATTCGATACTCAAATGTTCCATTATCATTAGCTCTAATGCTCATATTTATCCTTCTTGCGATCTCCATAACTCATATCCATATCACACACCACCGTATCGGTCGTGTCGTTTACCACATGGAACAGGAACTCCGGACACCCGTGGCAGGCGTTGCTCCCGATCGCCACCGCTCCGTGCCTAGGGCAAGCCTTCTTTACCATGGTTCTATCATATATCCGTATATGATTATCACCATATTTTTCAATATATCTCATGGTATTAAGTAATGATGGCAAAGACATCTTATATGGGGATACATGTTCTATTGGTATATCCAATTCACCAGATAGGCTTTTGTAAATATCCTGTACATCCCGTTTTGTCCTATACGCAAATATATTAATCTCAGTCATTACCATATCCATACTCCTAAGAAGATCCGGCTTAGCCAGCCTCCCCATCGGTTTCCCAAAAGGATCGGATCTCATCCAAGCCCTACACTTCTCGCACCCAACTTGCTTCCCCTCCACCGTATTTATCATAGTGGATGGGATCTTGCAATATGGACATACGGATCCGTTTAACATAGCTTTCTGGGCTAAAGACAGTTCTTTCATACCTTTTCTTCTATCTCAACATTAAATAGATTGCAGAATCTATCAAAATTTCTGTTCTCTATTCTCATATCCTCCTCATACCTGTCAACCGATTTGATGAAATCATTATAACAGTCCTCGCACATCCATTGATTGATTACCGCTACATAATAGCCCACGGACGTAGGTCTGTTACACATATCGCAAATACCTAAGCACCCATATCTGGTGAGCTTATCCATCATCTCCTGTCTTGTTATTTCAAGCACCTTGAATTTCTTGTAATTGTTAACTACCTTTGCCATTGTAAATTTGTTTAATAATAAAATAATCCGCTATATCCATTCCCTCATTTATATTGGGTTTTGATTCTAGAAAATTACTTATCTCTATATTCATCCCCCTCATATCCTTGTCTACCTTCTTTCTCCATTCGTTGAAAGCGTCGCCCTTATCCGGGTACAGGACTATCCGCCTCCTACCCAATGTCTCTATCATCTCCCTCTTCAACATATGGATACCGCCACAGGCCATAAACAACCTACTAGGGTACACAATGTTGCAGATAACAGCCGTCTTCTCTGACTCTACTATATACACCGGAGCGTCATTGGGATAGAAGTTGATAAGAAACTCCCCGAACAGGCATTGCCTAAGCAGGTAATCCTGACCGTCCAGTATATGCACCCAACATACGTGATCCATGGGAACCTTTACCCTCTTCCCGTCAGGCCCGTAGTCCATTATCTTTCCGGTCCGCACTACCCAATTCTTATCCAGTTGCCAGAACACACAGCACTTACCCCAGTCCCCGAATCTCATCATCCCCACCTTATACAAGCTAAATGCCCTATTGGTATGATACGATCCGAAGATATTGGATAGATAATCCTGAAGATCGGATGTCTCGAAAGGATTAAGCGTCTCAAACATCTTGCTTACCGGAATGCAGTTGGCTATATCCGGATCCACGGGAGATCTGTACCTCCTTAATACTTTGTTTGAATCGGTAAAAAGATCATTGTTCCCAAGTTCGCTCCCTGTTGGATATTTAAAGTAACCACATTTATTTTTATGATCACACACCCCAAACTGCTCTCCAACGATCTGACCGGTGGTTACGTCCACGTACGGCGTAAAACACTTATCCTTGCCGCATTGCGGGCACGTCAGCTTCCTCCTTGGTTTGCTATGATCCAGCTCATACCGATGAACGCTCTTATTGAACTCCCTAAATTCCATCATCCTCTCCTCTCACTCATCACTCTATATATATAATCTCTCAGCGACTCTTTTCTTATCAAACCATTCAACTCGAAATCACCCTCTATATCTAAAGACCCGATCCTTGACGTAACCGTATAATTGGTTTTCTCAAACTTATACTTACCTTGAAGATATACTACGGTAGCCATATTCAATATAGGGTTGTCAGTCTGTCTCTTCAACTTATATTGACTTGTCTTAGCGGTAGGATCACCCGGAGCGAAGTTATATATCTCCTCTATCTCCAATATCTTTCCGTAATTCTCCAGTATCATTCTTCTATATAGCTCAAGCTGGAAAGCGTACTCGTCATAGAAATTGCCTTTCCTGTTTGATTTGAAGTCCAATATAGCGAATATCCTCCTGCATCTCTTTATCTTCTTTTTCTCCGTCTTAGGCTGACCTTTCTTGGCTCCCACCTTATAAAACTCTCCTGTCTCAACCTCTATCTCCACCATCTCCGGCTCGCTATCCATCTCCACCACGGCGTCCACCGAAGAAGCCACCTTCAATCTGCTTGACCTCAGCATCTTTTCGATCAATACCGGTTTAACATGTCTTTCCTTGCAGAATATAGCGAATGATATCAGATCCTCTATCAGCTCATCAATGTTATCCACTAATATCCGCTCCATCCTATACTTGTCTATTCTTAGCTTGGCTTCCTTGACCACCTTCCTGATCCATGTCGGGATCAGCTTTATGTTAACCCCGGTCAGATACAACCCAAATAGATAATGCATGATAGTACCCAGATCAGCCCTGTAGTTAGCGCACTCATCAGGATCCTTACCCTTGAGCCTCATCTCATTCTTCCACTTCTCCAAGGCTCCGGACGTATCACAATACCCATTGGCGATATTGTTAGTGGCTCCATCGTATATGATAGGATACCCATCAACATCCATCTCATAATACACACGTTTGCCGGCTACAGTCATTCTATATAACACAGGTGTCGGGATATCCTTTATCCATTCAGCGGCATAATACTGTTGCTCTGTCTCCAGATCATACTCAACCTCCATCTCCTCGTTAGGCTCGTTTTTAGGCTCTTCAACAGGCTTTTCCTCCTCGACCATATCTTTCTTCGGGACCGTTGATAAAACGTCTAATATGCCAAAGAAAGCGGTAAATTTAGGATCTGTATGATATGATCTTAATATTGGTAACGATGATCGCCAATAATATGATGACGCATTCTCGTCCATTGTCTTATTATGAACAAACTCTATTACAATACCATCATCCGTGATAACCACATGATGTTTTTTGGATAAACGGACTCTCATATCATCAAACGATTCTTGATCGCTTATGACTTCCATATCCGTGCCTTTCTTATATATCGTATCACTTATAGCTTCGTATCCAAGAGCTAGAAGTAATTTTTGTTTTCTTCTATCCATGATAATAATCTGGTTTTTAATTTACCATCCTCCTCGACTCTAGGTGCGAGATCCCTCATCCTTCTGGCTGCCAACAGCCATACGTTGCCAAACTCATCCAAGAGCCGGCTGAAATCCATCGTATCTAATAGATAATCGAATCTTGTATGCTCATCAGCCGTCAAGTAGATAATGTTATCATTATCCTCAGCAACTGATTTATATTTCCGTTTAGGGTATAAGTGGCATATGTTGCTTACCCCCGGGCATGGTATGTATGCGCCGGTAGCAGATCTCCTTGTCATACTCAATCTAGCCACATGGACGCCAAAGAAAACGGCTAGGCTCTTCCCCTTTGGCTTGGCCTTTACCCGTATCGCCGCCCTTTCCTTTGGCGGTAGCTCCTTGGCTCTGCATGCGGGACATAACCCCTTACTCCTTATGGTTACCATCCTTCCGCATCTCTCACACGGTAACATCCTACCTCTCATGCCTTTTTCTTTTTATAACTTTTGTTGAACTCCATAAGGCTCATAGCCCTATACCTCTTAAGCCTATTAATCTTACCCTCAGTCCAATCTTGATCCTTGAAGTTGATGATCGTATCGAATATCTGAGCCAGCTCCCGGATATTAAAATTCCTGTTCTGTATTTTTTTATAGAACCCCGATCTGCTATATCCTAATTTAGAAGCTAGATAAGTTTTGTTAGACAATGTGAGGATACGATAAATCGTACCCTCCATCTTGCTTATCTCCATCAACTTCTCGGCGACGGATGATGTGGTCTCATAGCTAGCTTTATTGCTTACTATTCTCATGTTTCTCCGGATTCCTGATCTTACCATCAAACTCATAGAAGTCCATCAGTTTCTTCTCTTCCTTGATACAAGTGACAACGAAGTCTGATATGGTTCCTTTCATGCCTTCCTCGAAATTCTTTTTGGCATGATCAAGGTCATTGGCCCGAACGATGTAGTTAAACGCCTTGCGTTTCTCATTGCCCGATTTCTCGTCTATCGTAATATAATCAGCCGTGACCTTATAGAACCGGTCTCCATCCATGGCGAATAATTCCGCTATCCGGAATCGTTTGATATCAACACTAAACTCACCGGAGATAAACGGTCTCATCTCCTCTATAATTCTAGCCTCACATTCGGTATAAGAAAAGGCATCTACTAAATACTCTTCCTTTACCTTCTTCTTCATGCCGTTCTCGGCATCGGTCTCATAAGAAACCGTACATTTAAACCAATTGTGCATCTTATTAATCTATGTTGTTGTTAAACAATGGGTAATCCTTTATCCCTTCACGAATATATCTTTCCGTATCATCATCCACGTCATAAGCCTTCTTGAAAAATATCATAGCCTTGTCCGTGTCGTGATCCACCAACGGAAGATATTCCTTTACAAAAAGGAATCTAAGATGATTCATATGATCAATCTTATTTCTTACATCGATTACCTTCGACCAGATCTCGGCATGGATTTCACTCATTCTTTTTATATCCTTCTTGTATTTATCTACCTGATCTTTATACTCCTCCTCAATCTTATTATTCTTGTCCTTTATAGATTTGTAGGATTCCTCATCTTTCGTATCAAACATTGGAATATGTTTGATATTGATTATATCCAACTTATTATATATCTTATCATTGGATATAGTGAAATCGTATGTAGTCTTGTATAAATCAAACTTACTTAAGAACTTAGCTATTTTAATAGCATCATCCTGATTAAAAACAGCTATGCTCAATCCTTCTAAAAGGTAGAAGAAATTAGATGGAGAAATAGGTTTATAGTCGTATGTCTTCATAACTGGAGGTTCGTCCACAAACCTAACACCCTCCTTAGCGCATCTTGTTATGATCAATCTATCTATCTGCTCGTCAGTAAGATCATATATCTCCTGATCGGTCATCTCATTAATTGTCTTCATCGTCATCCTCCTCCATCATTATAGCCTTTACCGCCTTTTGTTTATAAACCTCACTCATAAGGCAGGTAAAATCCATATCATCCATACCAGCCATAACATTGGCTTCTACTTCCAAATTCATCTCAATGTTCATTACCGAGACTTCATAGTTACTATCATCTTCTTTATAGAAAATGACTTTGCCACCATACTCGAAACCATCATCTTCGGTCTTAACCATATCGATGATCTTCTCCAATTTCTTTACAAACTCACTCTTTTCCATATATATAATTTTTATATGTCTACAAAAGTAGACATTTTGTTTTTGAATTAAATTAAATAAACATTATTAATAGTTAATACTATCCTTTCTCCTATCATTCATATTTATTCTTTGGTAATTATACCCTAACATCTGCTCCATCTTCTTTAACCCAATTAACCGTATCGCAATGCCAGCAATGCCCTGTCTCAGAATCCTTTTTATGAGAATGGGAACCACATGTAGCGCACCAATAATTATCATCTATATTGTATGTGTAACTTTTATCCTCATGCATCTTATCTATTCTAGCTACCCTATCTTCCAATAGATCCTTTAGATAATGGCATTCATAAGGCCTATCTTCTTCCCTTAATATATAAACATCTATGTCCATCATATTCCCCATCCTGTCCGTGCACATCAGCTCGGCGGCATGACGTACATTCCCTTCCGGCATCCCCGGGACTATCTCCCGGATCACCGCCTCCATCTTCTCTTGGTATTCGGTGTCTACCTTAGCCACCAAGTCTTCTAGTTTATCTATTAAGCTCATAATTTTTATTGTATATAATTACTATTTGATATTTATACATATTTATTCTGTATCATCTTCACATTCACCTATCATATCCGTATGACCAAATATCATATCAATAAATTCAAGCATCTCATCATTAAACGATCCGCTTTCTTCTTGCAGCTTCCTACATTCATCCTCGGTCAATCCACAAGAAGACACCAGTTCCTCTGCGGCCTGCGTCCATCGCCCGTCGTGGGCTAGCTCCTGAACCGCCAGCCATATCCCTTGGTTCATGCCCTTCATTCTTGTCTTATCTGAAATATTCTTATCCTCCATATTCTCAATCATTTTTAATTCTTGTTTCCAAAAAGCTATATATCCATCCTCTATATTGCTATGATATACAACATCATTGGTGCCATTATCCAATATCTCATATACGTCACCCGACTCATCCATTACCCCACGAAAAATGTTCTCTCTATCCAAAAAATAACATGGTTTCTGTACTTCCGGTAGAGAATTATCTAATGATATCCACTCCGATCCAATTACGGTTATTGTAGCTCCCATATGATTCTTCGTTTAATATTACTATTTTAACCTTAAATCCCAACACATGATCTATTATATCATCATCCACCATATTATCCTCATTGATAATACCTTCGCTCGCAAGATTTATGTAATCCGGTTCAGCCAAATCACATATTACCTTCCCATCCTTATCCATGATCCCATATATATAACCATCTAATTTCTCTACCATATCATTATACGTATTACAGATATAAACAATATGATAATCATCGTATTTTTTCTCGACATACTCATGCGCATCCATTTCCAGAACCTCATCATCAGCACTGCCCGCATAATACTCAAGCGTATCCATCACCACTACCGGCCATCCTATCTCCTTGGTCATAGTAGATATCTCGTCAATGACTTCCTTCGTGCGAGTTTCGTCATACTTCCCATTGTTAAACTCATGCATCGCATAAGTCAATTCATGAATATTGCAACAAATCAACCCTATATGTTGATTTTGCTCCCGTTTGATTCTATCTTTTGTATCCATATTTATCTCCCCTATTCACTCATTCTTTTAATAAAATTCTCCCATGATAGATCAATATCGTTGTAATGCTTGCAACAAGCATTCTGGATTCTCTCTATCAACGGAATGAACCATAACTGAGTTATTCCGTAACGAGTCTGGATTATTCTACATAGATTTATTTTTATTATCTCCATGTCATTAATACTAGGAGATGCATTGTCATTCTCACATCTATCTAATATCGTTTGAATTGTAGCCAAATAATGATCCATATCTTAAATTGTTAATTAATTACCATTTCCCATTCCCCGGTATAAATAATACCTCTCCTGTACTTACCCAATGATTCCAGTTATTTTTAAGCTCATTAATGTCATAAGCCTCAGCCGAATGACCATTGTAAGACCTTTTTATAACTGACATAATGCTTTCCGCCTGCACGCTCCAATGACGATAACAGTCTGTCCCGCACCCGCACGCCGTGGATCTCCCGTTATCGAACTCCCAGACCAGAGGCCGGAGGCCGCATCGTGGACATGGCAACCATTCCATTGGATTCTCCGGCTTCTTGTAAACATCAATACACTTATACTCTACTGTCATAATTAGTTCTATTAAATTGATCTGATCTTTTGATCTCCCATCTCATTCTTATCCTTGAACATCATTATCCTATTTACAATCCCCTCCGATTCCATGTACGTCGAGAATCCATGTATTCTTAGATATTGGATGGCTGATAATGATTTTTCTAGCACATCTTTATATCCTACATCTATCTTAACTTCTTTACCCATAGTCCTCCTCCATTTCTCATATCCAACTTCTACTCATAACACTATTATAATCTATTCCATTATTCATAACCACTTTATTAAAGGCCTCCTCGGTATACGCCAAAGACTCGCCCCTATTAGCTCTCTCGATATTTTCGCTCATCATCCCCATAGCCTGTATTAAGGCCGCTGAGGAGTTGGCTATCAATTTAGCCGCTTCCATTATCCTATTATCGTCCATAATCATATTACTTTAACTTCCTCGTTCCACAAATGTCTTTCATGTACCATGGTTATTCCTATCAAAATCCCGGTATCTTCTCCCCAATATTCAAGTATTTGATTCCTGAATTTGTGACGCAACTCTTGCATCTTTCCCTTATTCCTATTATAAGGCGAGAAGTCAGATAATCTTACTGTCTTCATATTCTATTTAAACTTTTTAAGTTTAGATCACTTAATGTCAATACTTTTTTATCCAATAGATCAATAAGCAGCATCGCCCTCGACTCCACCTCTGTACTTCCAAATCCACTATACACTTCTGTTTGTGGGTTGTAAGCATCGTATCGAACATAAGCAGCTTCATAGTATTCGCCATCCTTATTCGGGAAATATTGTGTCAACTGCAACCAGTCATCCCATATTTTTGATTTACTGATATTTATCATACTTGGTAGTATCTCTCCAAGTTCATGACTCATATAAGCCGGTATGAGGTCTCCTTCTTTTCTGTATGAATATCTCATTGTATTTTGTGTAACTGATTCTGTTTGGGATCCCCCTCCTTTCATCTCTTTCACAAAATAAAATTCCGACTCTGAATTTACATCCAACTCATGCAACTTTAATGCAAGCTCATAAGGACATATAAAATTTTGATATTTCATGTTATTCTATATTTTCGTTTCTGTAATCCCCGGCATAGTCCAACCATACCCTGTAATCACTTCTGTACTTGGTCGCCTTTATTTTCATATTCCTGGATATACTCTTATTCACATTTTCACCAAGTACACTCCCTAGCTCCTTCTGTAAGACCGCCCCGATAAGAGGATAGACGTCCAAATAATTGCCTTCACACTTCTCGAAATCTATTACCTTGTTCCCTATTGCCCGTTCTAATGCCTTGTCCATTGCCTTCACAATGGATTCTTGCACATTTTTATATCGATTGATAAAATCCTGTTCTTTATTTTCCATTTTAATATATTTTTTTACAAAAAATGTTCATTACCTTCATAAGGAATACAATAGATCCATCCCGTCCCATTTAAGCATTCATATCTTTCTTCTTTATATTGAGCATCAGCAATTTTCCTAACAAACAAACTTACGTGCCAATCATCGTCTTCTGTATCTCTTACTAAAACTTTATCAAATGACTTGAATTTATATTCTGGTTCTATTTCAATACCAAAGAATTGTTTCAAACACATTTTGGCTTTAGGCTCTTTGCTTGTTTTAAGAGCATCAATAAACTTTTGCCTTTCATCCTCAGTAGCAAGTCTGTATTTTTCAATATTATTACAATCAGCATGTGCTTTTCTAGGAATCACGACTCCCCTCCCCTTCTTCCATGATGCATGAAAAGATGTAAGATATTCTCCGTTCGTATTTAATATAAACAGGTAATCACCCTGTTCATTACTCAATACATCTCCGTCCTTGAATGTGGTATATTCTGGAACTTTAAGCTTAAGTCTATAATTCTTTCCTCCGAATCCATTATTTGAGAGCCAATCTGATATTATGCCGTGATCAGTATGGATAACTCCTAGGATTGGGAAAGACTCTTCCCTATGATACACAAACTCTACTCTGTAATTATCGCCATCCGTTGCAATCATTCCATTGCGCTCACCATTGTTGATTTTCTTTGCCAGCTCTAAATCAAATGGTATTGTTATCATTTTCTTTCCCATAATTTTACATGTATTTATATTGTTATTTTCACTTTAATTATATCACTACATTGTAGCTTTATCTGTTCAGCCAATCCAACGAACATGGGCGGACGCCTCGTTCCCTCGCCCACCTTACCCATACACGCCGGCTCCACCGGTAACGCCGCCCATGACATCTTGGATGTCTCTCCCGTAAATCTGATAGTGATTATGTGTAGACTAAAAATTACTTTAACTCAAATTTAATTCCTTCCGGGAGTTGGGAGCGATCCACGTTATTCACGAAATCATCAAACTCTTCTTGTGTGATCTTTTCCCCATAATCACGCCAGTTGAAAGATAAAGTGTTCGTGTGATTATAATATATCACATTATCGGTTGACAATCCATAATCAAATACACAGAGCATTACCTTTTTATCTGTTTCCGCTTTCCTGATTATCTTATCGTGTTGCTCACAAATTTCAGCACGCTTTTCCATCATCTTTGCCTTATGAGCCTCCTCCCTACGTTTTCCGATATTTTCTGCGGAAATACCCGGCTTTAATGCTCTCTTCAATAAGTAAACGTTCCTCGTCCGTTAATGTCAAAGTAAACCTTTCCTTTTCCGGCGTATACGGATTTACCCATTTCTTGCCACACAGGTCTTCAAGTTCAGCAATAAGCTCGTCTGATTCACGTTTCCATCTATCCACAATCCCCAGATTGAAAAGCATATACTTGAAATACATCTTATCCTCAGAGGCTTTATATAATTCTACGCATTCTTGTTCTGATATACGCAAATACTCCATTGCCACAAACATACCACTTCTTTTAACGTGATATATACCATTTTCCACTGGATACAGAGGAGCGCCGTAATGATCGCAACCATGTAATGGTATAAACTTCGCCAATTCCGGACAATGTCTCGCAATCTCATCATGGCAACAGCCTCCCATATACTCTTTATATATCCCATATTTATTTTTCCAACGAATGTCAGCGGTTATACTCCAATCACACATATTGTTATGACAATCATCATCTAACGATATTGTAGTCTTGATTTTATACTTATATCCGTTCTCGGTATAGTAATTCTCTTTTGAATAAACCAGTTTATTTTCCGTTTCCATACTATTTAATTTAATTGTTACACTTATGAAAAATAAAATCGGCGCAACTTCCCGCTATATCATTAGCGTCATTGCACCGATAAAAGCCTTCTGTTTCCAAGTCCACATCTACGGGATACCCTTCTGCTTGTTCCAAGAAATTATTAATTCCCCTTTCTTCTTCATCCGATAAACCAGTATAATCACCATTTATCAGAGCACAAGCCCAATAAACTGGAAGCCTGTATCTTATTACCTCTATATTCATAACTTCATTAATTTACAATGTGAATTTTCAAATACAGGAACCAAATCCTGCTCTCTGAAATATGCGGTCGCTATTTTAAAAGTGTACAAGGCAGGTCTTTTCTGAATATTTCGTGTTGTCTCATAAAGAGATATTGGCTGGCAAACATAGAATTTCTCATTACCAAGACACCCAAAAACCCCATCCAAATAACTTTCATCACAATTAGTGCCTCCCAGTATCAACAAATCACATCCTGTCTTTCGGGTTCCGAGAATAAATGTCTTGTTCTTGTTTTCCGGAAGCATGAATATTTCCTTATCAATCTTAAACCAGTCACTCTGGTAACTCTCTACATCACGGCGAACGATCTCATCGATCTCACGAGCATATTCTTCTTGTGTTTTCATACTATTTCATTTAATGATCCAACATACACATCCCCATTCTCATAATAGAGTCGATCTTCATACTGATTATGATGAAGCTCCTCACGTATCACATCTTCATCGTCAACCCTATGTTCATATTCCTCATGCCATGACCTGAAGAAATTATCATAACATTGCTCTATCAAATCCTCTAAAGAAAAACCCTCCGGATAAGTACACCATGCATTGTAATAATCAATTATAGGTTTCAGGAGATATAAATCATAACACATCCCTGTCAATGGGAAATTATCTCCATAGTCAAACATCACCCTACTATATTTGTGCTTATACTCGTATTTCCCATCAACATATTTACATGGCGTGGAGAAACACCTGCCCTTGATAATACGTGGCATAATGTTGTTGTTGATATACCTGAACAGTAATTTGCCACATAAGTTATTAGGATATATATCCTTATCATAATCAGTTGGATGACAGTATATAGGATCATTGTACTTGAATTTGAATCTAAAATCATACCTCGTATATCCAACTTCCCAGCCATAAGCCTCAGTATTTGTCAGATCCCCAAAAGACTTCATGGTGCTTATATAATCAGCACCATAAGCTTCCATGCAACAATCCATTATATTCCAGCGCTCACGCTCTATGATCCTTTCTTGTGAATCTTTTGACAGCTCATCAAACTCATACAGTTTTAATACAATCTCTTTCATAATCCCTCCTCTTTTAATATAACTAGATCCCTAACGTCAATCGAATGACATACGTACCTCCTTATGTTCACGTTTAGAGATATGATTGTGGCTATTCTCACGAACCACCACAATCCAGATTCAGATATCATTCATCCTTTATCTTTACGAATGGGTTTTCTACATAAAACTCCACTACATTCTTAGATTTTATAGATGTCACTATACCGGTGGTATCCACAAATCCATCTGTCTCATCCATTGTCAAATCTTCTATTTTATCTCCCGGCAGAAAACAAAGATTATAGTCTTGATCAATATACATAATCATCTTTAACCTAACCATGTCATCAATGATGCCCTTCATTCTCTCCACAACATCTAATTGATCATTAGTAAGCATTAATTTACTTTTTGAAGATTTTACTAATCTCATGTCTCCATTCTTGTCAACTACAGTCAAGTCATTGAATTTATACACATCTTCACATGTTCTGTAATATGTTTCCTTACAATAAATTTTTCCTTTATTATCTATTTCAACATCAAAACATTCCAACTCGCACTTGACAGCTCTTCCGTTTTTGTATTTCCACACATCACCTATTAGAACGAACCCATATAATGACTTAAAAACATCATATATTGATAGTTTTGTCTTAGGGATGCTCTTATCCTTTTTAAAACATTCTTCGGACGAATAAAATAATTTCCCATCTAATGTCTTCTCAGCCCTACATCCTCCCCATGTTCCTACATATCTAACTACTCCATATGTAAAACTGATCAAGATCTTATCAATCTCAAACCACTTTAATTTTCCTGACATATCGTCAAAAAGATATCCACTCTCTAGATAAACTGATAAATGCTCTTTTATTTTCATAACAATTTATTTTTTTTTAAATTAAACAACATCATTTGCCTTGATCACTATAAATCTCAATACTCCTCTAAGTATAAGAATTTTCATGATACAACTCCCCTGTATAAGGACTCCGGATTGTCCCTGACTCCACCGCCGCTGGGTCAACGGCCATCAGCCCTGCGCCTATCTCATAATATAGCTCAAGATCCATTGGCTCTAACGCTACTTTCTCCGCTTCTTCCCGGCTTAATCCTGACAACATTAAACATCTAACTTTATTTTCATAAGCAATGGGTGTTTTATCTGGACTTAACCTTACTGATATTATTTCAGCATCTTTTGCGCTATTAATAACTAACTTCCTTTTCATATCATTATCACTTTTCATAATATTACTTTTTATGTTTATGTTTCAACCTTTTGATAGCGTCTTTCTTTGAGTACGCCTCCACCTCCTCTCCTTTGATCCGGAACTTCCTCAACTCCTTCCGATCTCTCGCTGGTTTATAATCCGGATTGAATGCCATCCCGGACCGTTGTTTGTCCCCTGCAAATATCTTGTCTTGCGACATTATGTTCGCCATCATAGCCGCCAATCCCATCAATATCCTTGTTTTTACCATATCATAATATTACATTAAACCTCTCATTTAAGCTATCTAAAGCCCTTTGGTACTCCTCTTCCCTATCGAACTTAATTTGAGTTCCGCTCTCCAAGCCGAAAGATAGGTGGAAGGATATAACCCAGCCCGACCCGTCCACGGCCTGCCCCTTGGGTGCCCACGACATCACCTGCTTCTTGGATATATACCAATTCCCTATCTGCACGAAGTCAGGATAGTTGTTAATCAAATACCTTATCTGAATATTCAGATAATCCATATTATCAAAATAAATTATGTGATATTTGTTTCTTATCCTTATCTTCAAAAAGGGATTATCCCCGTAATACGCAGCGAAGGCTGACACCACGGAGATAGGGTATCTAACGCCTTTTATTATCACCCATTTCATATACAATACCTCCTTATATTAAACTATTTAATATAAATTCATCTTCCTCCGTTCTCTCATTCATAGGCTTATTTTGTACCGTTTTGACAAGATCAAGCACTTCATCCCAAGTCCTTTCTGATAGCGTCCCATTATTTATGCCACAACACCTACATCCACTAGAAAATACCGGTATCATACTTCCATCACACATCCTAACGAATTTATATCCTACATATTCATTGCATAAGAAACATCTTCTTACTGGGATAAACCTTATTCTACCTCTATTAATGATATTTATTAATACCTCACGATTCATATTATTCCCTTAATTTACGTTTAACCTCTTTAACATACATAGGAGAATGCAATCCCCTATGCAACTTTATAGCCCGATCTATATCCTTTTTAGGATTGTGGTGAGATTGATATATCTCGAACATTTCCCTAGCCTTGACAGGATTCGTTCGATCTTCGTATCTATATTTCCTTTTCTCCCGTTTAAGACACAATATCCTATTAACCTCATCAACGTATACCCTTTTCATTTGCCATCTTCCTAAAGCCCCTGAAGTGGCGTTATACGCCCGATCGTCATTCCTTGACTCCACGAAAGATAGGGCGGCCGCCAGCTTATCCCATACCCGTGCCTCTACCACGGCAGACCTTGGGGCGTGGGGCAAGCCACCGCTCCCTTTTGGCGGTGTCAACATTATCATCATCGTTACGAGTAAGTATCTTATCATACTTCCTTGTTTTTATAAAATTCCTCTCCAAATCTCACATTATCCACATAATCTTCCATACACTCATGAACAATTATATGAATATCCCCCTCCGTGTATGTTACCTCGGACATTAACCTCTCATTGGTCATCCACCAAGAATAACTATCAATATGCCGTATCTCAAATCCATGATCATGCAACGCATACATAACATTATATCTTAAATCCCTGTCCATCATCATACACTCGTACACGATATAGCCATTGATACTTTCATAAGACCTACCGAACGTATAAACGTACCTACCCATCAACTTATACAACTCCCTTGCCATAGGATTCGGGATCGCCTCATCCATATCAAAATCCCCATCTGGATCAATAACCCACTCTACATCCCGCTCATCAATACAAGCCCTAGGCATTCCTATTGTCCGTACATAAAGACGTGATCGGTGATCCTTGCTTAACACCGTCCCGATATACTTTTCCCCTTTGGCATATCCTATATTATGGTTGCCGGTTATATTAAATACAATTTCAGCTCCTATCTTAATTTCATCCATATTCAAGATGTTTGTATCATTTGTTATCTTTTTTATACAAAAAGAGGATATAATGGCATAATATTATGATATCAAGACACGAATGCGTTATCTATCATATTATCATACATATCCTCTATACAACGTCATTTATGGCATTATATCGTATATGATGTCGCAGGTCATAAATACATCTAATTAACCCTTTTTTAAGGGCTTATTGCCATTTAGGTAACTAGCTATGCCTAATATTTTCGAAATAAGGGCTTTTTTAGCCTTATACTCATCGTTTATCCCTATTATCGCATATCTGTATACCATCCCATTCTTCGACACCTCCACGCCCACGTATTTAGGCGCAACGGCATCCCTATGTAATACGATAAACGGGCTTTTGCCGTCTAGCTCATTTATCAACTGATTAAACTGTCGCCTTGTCATCTGATAGTGATATTATTTCCATGTTATAAATACGATCTCTTTTTACCCTTATCTTCTCGCACAGCTCATCGAAGCACCCATCTTCTTCTAACCTACCAACATAATATGATACATTCGATTTAGAGCTTCCTTGAAGATATATATATCCTCCTATATTCCTTGAGAAAAAATTAGGTAAGACCATCTTTTGTCTCTTATCCTTATTATCCATATAAGATATGACAACAACCCATAATTCTGGTTCCCGTTCTTTTACCGATAACATAAGATCGAGACCCGATTGACCATTGATATTCCTCCTGCCAGTTTCGTTATAACGAAGAATAATATAATCATCCGCTTTATCATCCTCAATCATCACGACCATAGGGCTATTACCCTTCCCATTATCACATAATATTCTTGGCTCTTTCCCGTTGCGGAGATATACCTTATCGTAATCTCCGTTTTTGTATATCTCAAAATCAAACTCTATCACCATATCATTTCCTCCTATTGATATATTGTTGTGTACGACCTTCTTTTATTTTTTCGAAATAAAACTTATTTCCATATAACCGGGTGAAGCAGATGTTATATCCGAAATGCTCCGCACGTCTGATTTGCGCATAACCTCTACTGATGTCCTTATCATCAATCAGCGTAACAAAACAATGTGATCCTACTTCTGTATTCAAAACCAGATTTTCCCAATCTTTTACTTCCATATCAAATTTCCTTAAATATTTTTTTGTTATAATTATCGCTATTGTACCATCTATCAATATCCTTATATTGTTCTGGATAAACCCCATAAGACTTGCACCACCTAGGTAATGGCTCGTTTAGCACGTCCAGTGCCGTCGCAAGATCGAACGTAGCTTCCTCCTTGATACCACATCCCGATCCACTTCCACGGCTCGGTATATAGGCTCTACTATATGCTACACTCATTCCATATTCTCCATGACTCAGATACCCGATGTTGGGTGAATCAGGGAAGGCGTAATACAACATTATATAATCACCCTTACTCCAACCTCTATTATAAGTATCATCCTGCCATGCGAAAACCCTGCAACCGGCTTCTTTTAATTCCGCTGCCGCTCTTTTTAAAATATTATCTTCCATACTACTTACATTTAAGTTATGCCAAGGTGCCGGGAACTGACCCCGGATCATATCCGCACACGTACGATTATGATATATCCTTCCACCCCGCCAAGGTCATGGTCACAATATTAACAAACTAAAATCTAATGTTCATATCATTACACATCTTAAAGAAGACCTCCCTTATGATCTTTTTATACAAGATGTATATCTCATCATCATCATCATCGAACTCCACTTCCCATGAACGTAATAAATACCTGATATCGCAATCCGCTATATGAATCCTGAATATAGACGGAACGCTCATTATGTAGTCCTCGAAAGCTTTCTTAATCCCATCCCTTTTGATATGTTCTTTATACTCATCCTTAAACACGTTAAGCATAAAAGCCAGATACTCCCTATCATATCTAAACTGCTTTTTGTAATTATCAGTATCTATATGATCTAGTATATATATTTCTATAGCGTCCCTGTCGTATTTTGACATACCTCTTCCTCCTGTTTTTGATATTTAATGACCCTTTTCTCCCCATACGCCTTCGCTAACTGAATAAGGCCGGTAAACACCTTGGTACGGTGTCTTACAATCTTATCCACCAACTCCGGGCATCTGGTTCTCCATCTATAATTAACCTCGCCCTTAGCTTTCTTCTTGTAATATCTGTAAAATGTTACGGCCACTACCACTTCTCCATCTTGTTCAAAAGCCACTAAATCGTAATTGTTGTAAACTATTTCGTTCATGTTGTTATTATTTTTATGTACTTAATCACCTCTTTTGGTAAGGATGCTAGATTCTTAACTCTTTTACCGAAATCGTATGAATGTCTCCTATATGGATAATAATCACCAACATATATTCCTATCCCTTGTGGATGAAATGGATTTTCGCTGCATGCAAACACAGGATAATATACCAACCCATTACTATCTTTACCCTTATCACTTACACATATTATCGTGTATCTATCTATCTCCCCATCGCCAATATCATACACCCTTACTTTTACCTTCACGCCATTGGCGTTTGTTATAACATTATTCATACGCACCTCCTTTGTTGTTCACGATCAAACTAATCTATCTCCCTACCATATATAGTATACGATCCACACCAGCCACGATTCTCATTCGAGACCCTAATATGATCTACAGGCTTATCTCCTGCCATACAATTAGCGTAAGATAATACCTCCGACATGTTTCTGAACCCGGAATCCGCCGCCGATTTTATAAGTTTCCGATCGTACCCGAATACCCATACCTTCATAATATCCCTTTCCTTTACAGTTCTTCTTATACGCATAATCTTGCCATAAAATAAATAAACATAAAATCTATTCTCTCTTTGTTATCATCCATCCTATGCCCGGTGATCTCAAAAACAACCCTACGCTTTTCTATAGTCTGTATATTATCTAACTGAATAGCTATGTAAGGATATTTCATAACTTTCTCTCTATTGATGTTATACAAAATAGCGTTGACATCTTGCCTGCGAAAATACATATTTACCCCTATATAGCTGGCAACCAAAAGACATTCGTCTATTACCCCATCAGTATCGAATAGCAATAACATATCATCCTTCTCGATAGTATATTCCATATCAAGGATCTTGATACGTTTGCTTCCGTCCTTCTTATCTGATATAAGAATCTCTATCATTTCCTTATCAGTCGTAAGGATATAATACGCCTCTTCTCTCGTAATATTATCCCGTAGATAAAGCAGCGCTTCATCTTGTAATTTCGTAATCTCGTCCATACTATTAGTATTTTATATTACCACGCCAAAAAGAACGGCGGCCGACACCCGTAGCCTACCACGCCGTGACACCGCCGCCCGTTCCCCTTGGTGTTATTCTGCCACCTCTAATTTCCCGTAATAAGGATAGAAACAACCGTCTCGATAAACCGAATATCTGAGCGTTTTATCCTTTGCTTCATAGATGGAAACACAACCGCTGCTATAAGCGTTGGATAGTTCTTTTGCTACAAATCCGCCTATTCGTTTATAGGTTTTAGGCGTATCCCTCAACGGCCTGCATACATATATTTTTACTCTCTTGCACTTCTTGTCGCCTACGTATATATCCTTTCCACTAAGCTCCATTAAATACATGAATCTCATATCAACCGATTTTAAATCCAACATTCCTCTATCTCTATCTCCATATGATCCTCCCAATCGCACCTATCAACGTCCTCACCATCCTCGAAGTAATAGTAAGCCCATACATGGACGCCTCCTACCTCTATACACCCATCACTTTTCCATTCTATCAACCCGTCTTGCCTTACCGCGTTGGTAGGCTCAGCCCCCAGCGACAGCAACTCATTTACTATACTACCGCCAAATACGTTTCTCGCTTCTTCTCTCGTCATATCACTATCAGATTTTATATTATACTACCGCCAAAAGGGAGCAGAGACGGACGACCAGCGGGGCCGACCCCACGCCATAGCCGCCCCCGTTTTCCCTTGGTTCCCTCCGCATCACCCCATACTAATAAACAATATCCTCCACCAATAACACCATACCCACCATCACTCACAACTGCCTTGCCTTGACGGGAAACTCCTACCACTTGCAAACTTTTACATTTGATCGGAAGATACCCCTTGCTTGAAAGGCGGTTTCCTCGCTCGAAAGGTGTTTCCCTTGTT